CTGAGTTAATATACGCTCCTCAGGGTACTGATATTAATGCCGAGTTAGATTTAGTATTTAATAATCACTCACAATTTTTAGGTAGTACACACACTATGGATTTAATAGATTTAGCTCCAGGTGGTAAAACAAGTACAGCTGGTTTTAGTAGATTAAATATTTTAAAGCAAACAGATTTAAATAATATATTTAGTTCAGATGGTAAAAGTTTTCAAGAAGTAAAATCTGATAGAGCATTTTCTAAAGAACAAACAAAGTTAGTTAAAAGTGCTAACATAAAAAACTCTAAGTCTTCAGCTATGTATAAAGCTAAAGATAATCTTATAAAGTTTAGTAAAAAACCGGTAGTAAAAGGTATGTCAACGTTTGATTTTGATGATACTTTAAGTTTTACTAAATCAGGCGTTAGAGCCACAATACCTAACACCGATGGCAAACCTAAACCAAAACGTAAAGTTATATTTTTAGCTGGTGGCGCTGGTAGTGGTAAAGGCAATGTTATTAGCAAACTAAATTTAGCTAACCAAGGTTTTAAAATAGTAAACTCAGATATATCATTAGAGTGGTTGAAAAAGAATAATGGTTTACCAGCTGATATGAGAGAGCTGACCTCTGAACAAAGAAGTATACTTGGTAAGTTAGGTCATGAGTCTAGAAAAATAGCTAGAAATAAAATGATGAAGTATCAAGGTAACGCTAATGGCGTTGTTGTTGACGGTACTGGTGGCTCTGTAAAATCAATGCAAAACCTCGTAAATGAATTTAAATCTAAAGGGTATGATGTTAGTATGTTATTTGTAGATACTTCATTAGATGTAGCCTTAGAGCGTAATAGAGCTAGAAAAGAAAGATCGTTGTTAGATACTATAGTTAAACGTAATCATGAGTCGGTACAAGGTAATAAACCTACATTTAAAGATATGTTTGGCAATAGGTTTATGGAAGTTAATACAGATAATATAACTCAACAAGATCCAATGCCAAGTACATTAGTAAAACAAATGGATGATTTTGTTTCTAGTTATGAAAAAGTTAGATTAGATGCTACTGAATTTGCTGAACAAGGAGACGTTATATTAGCTAAAGGTGGTAAGTTTGATTTTTCAGAGTTTAATGATGTAGTCGATGGCAAGCCTGGACCGTTAATGGATAAAGCTAGAAGTAGAGCAAAGAAATACGGCACTAAAGACATGTTTGTTTTAACCGCTAGACCTCAGGCTTCTGCTCCTGCAATAAAACAGTTTTTAGATTCTCAAGGAATAAACATACCATTAAAAAATATAACAGGATTAGCTAACAGCACTGGAAATGCTAAAGCACAATGGATGCTAGAAAAGTTTGCTGAAGGCTATAATGATATGTATTTTGTTGATGACGCTATACAAAATGTTGAAGCTGTCAAACAAGTGTTAGATCAATTAGATATTAAATCTAAAGTTGTTCAAGCTAAAATTAAGTTTAGTAAAAACGCTAGTAAAGAATTTAACAAAATAATAGAAGAGTCAAAAGGTATTAATGCTAAAAAAGTTATATCTCAAGCTGAGGCAATGAAAACCGGTAGAAATAAAGGTTGGTGGAGAATATTTGTACCGCCATCAGCGGAAGACTTTAAAGGTTTATTATACAGGTTTCTAGGCACAGGCAAGCAAGGTGATCAACATATGGCTTGGTTTAAAGAAAACTTGTTAGACCCATTTGCAAAAGGTATACGGTCTTGGAATACTTATAAACAAGGTATGGTTAATGAGTATAAACAGCTGAGAAAAGACTTTAAAGAAGTAAGTAAGTCTTTGTATAAAAATGTAAAAGGAACAGCTTTTAATACTGATGCTGCTATAAGAGTTTACTTATGGGATAAAGCTGGTTTTGATATACCTGGTATTGATAATGCTACTAAACAAAAATTAATAGACCACGTTTTAAATAACAATAAAATAAAACAGTATGCAGATACTTTAAGTAAAATTACTAGATTAGAAGAAGGTTATATAAAACCAAAAGAAGGTTGGGCAGTAGGCACGATAGCTAGTGATCTAAATAACATAGTAAATAAAATAGGTAGAAAACAATTTTTAGCAGACTATTTGGCTAACGCAGAGGCAATATTTACTCCTGAAAACATGAACAAGATAGAAGCTGTGTATGGTACTAATTTTAGAAAAGCTTTAGAAAATATAATGTATCGTATGGAAAACGGCACTAATAGAAGAATTAGTCCCGATAGTAACGTTAATAATTTATTAGACTGGATTAATGGTTCTGTTGGTGCAATTATGTTTTTTAACATGAGGTCAGCTGTGCTACAGACTTTGTCTACAGTTAACTTTATAAACTGGAATGATAATAATATATTTAAAGCAGCTAAAGCATTTGCTAATCAGCCTCAGTTTTGGAAAGACTTTGCTATGATATTTAATTCCCCTCAACTAAAACAAAGAAGAGGTGGTTTACAAACAGATGTAAACGCGGCAGAGTTAGCTGCAACATTTTCTGATGGAAAAGTAACGCCAAGGAAACTTATTAATTACTTACTACAATTAGGTTTTAAACCTACTCAAATTGTAGATAGTTTTGCTATTGCTTTTGGTGGTGCATCTATGTACAGAAATAGGTTTAATACTTATAAAAAACAAGGCATGACTGATAAACAAGCTAGTGATCAAGCAATGTTAGACATGCAGGAAATTGCTGAAGAAACTCAGCAGTCTTCAAGAGAAGATATGGTATCAGGGCAACAAGCTAGTGTATTAGGTAGGGTTGTATTAGCTTTTCAAAACGTCACAATGCAATATACTCGTTTAACTAAAAAGGCATTATCTGATTTAGTTAACCGAAGAGGTGATCCAAAAACTAATATATCTAAAATAATGTATTACGGCGCTGTACAAAGTTTTGTATTCTTAGCTTTACAACAAGCTTTAGCTAACTCTTTATGGGGAGATGATGAAGATGAAAAAGATAAAGATATAAAACGAGTATTTAATGGAACTTTAGATAGTTTCTTGCGTGGAATAGGTTTGCACGGTGCTGTTGTTTCTACTGTAAAAAATACATATAATGTTTATAAAGAAGAAAAGGATAAAACGTGGAACAGAGAAGATGCTAAAATTTTATTAGAGTTACTTAGTTTTTCTCCACCAATAGGCAGTAAGGCTAGAAAGGTATACCAAGCTATACGATCTGAGTATTACGATAAAGGTGGTAAGCTTAGTGAAGAGTTAGGGTGGCGTATAGAAAGTCCTAAATTATATTTCTGGGCTAGCTTACTTGAAGCTGGATTTAATTTACCAACACAAAGATTAGTTAGAAAAGCTAATAACCTAGAAGAAGCTATAACAGGCAATCATTCTACATGGAATAGAATAATGCTAGGTTTAGGTTGGAGCACTTGGGAGTTAGGTCTTGAAGACGAAGATAAAGAGGCTGCTAAAAAACGTATTGACGAAAAGAAAAAGATTGAAAAAGAAAAAGAAAAAGAACAAAAGAAAATAGAAAAAGAAAAAGCAAAAGAAGAAGAAAAGAAAAAAGAAGAAGAAGAAAAGAAAAAGAAAGGTATTAAAACTGTTAGATGTTCTGGTATACGTTCTAATGGTCAAAGATGTAAGATAACGACTGAAACTGCAGACAAAAAATTCTTATGTGTACACCATAAGCCATTTAAAGATGGTAGCGATACAGACGGTGATGGTAAGAAAGAATATAGATGTACCGCTACTAAATCTAATGGAAAGAGATGTAAGAACAAAACAGAGAATAAAAACAAAAAATGTTATGCTCACCAATAAACGTGTGATTATATTATAGAATCAAAACTTTAAAATATGGTAAATTGGATTAATTCCTGGAAAGCAGGAAATAAAAAAGAAAAATATGAATTAGTATTTAGACTAGGAACTTGGACTATGTTTGAAATTATGTTTTGTCCTTGCGCTACGTGTGAGAACAAAGGTAAGTGTCCTAGATTTAGATTTATGATATTAAACTTTGGATTTGAAATATAATGAAGTTTATAGGTGGCGAACAATTAAAATATAAAAAAGCTATAAAAGATGGTAAGGTTGTCGACAAAGGCAAAGACAACCTTATTACGGTTCCTAGTGGAACTACAATATCATTTGGTGATATGACAGAAAATAGAGGTAAGTACTCTATAGTAATGACTGTTGTTAAAGATTTTGGCAAGGGTGATGTAACTAAAAGAATAACTTTAAATTTAATATAATGGCTGGTATATATAAAAGATTTGCAGGCGCAGCTAGTAATCAATCTTTAATAACTAAAGGTAGTGGAGTAAGTGGTAATATTAAAAAAATATTAATAACTAATGAAGATGCCGCTATTACTAAAGTAACGGTTGATTTACACGACGGTTCAACTACTTTTGTTATAATAAAAGAAGTTGAAATACCAGTTAGCTCTTCTTTAGTACTATCAGATAACATTGCTTTTGACAGTAATATTTTTAGTTTAAGAATAACAACAACAGGTTCAGGTACACCTACAGTAACAGTAATAATAAAGTAATGAAATTAACTAAAGAAATAATAGAAAAAGCGGTTAAATGCAAGGGCTATAAGTGGTTTGAAAAAGGTGACTATAACCTTAATATAGTAGGAGTTAGAAACTCTGATACAGGCAATGAGGTAACAAATAAGTTTGATGACAAAATAACACTATCATTTAAATGTGATGATCAGTGGGAGTTTTATTGTTATGATTGTACAACTGATCCCGGTAAATATTGGGTGGAGAATATAATGAGAGTGGAGGGCGTGGCCGTCTTGAAAGAAGGGCAGTATTCTGGTTCTCATAAAATAAGATTACATCAAGGTAGATATGAAGCATTAGGTCAATGTAAACCTGTTACAGTTTACCGCGACGCTAATAAAGATAACAAGTTTGATTTAAGCGATGACAACACTCAAACAGGTTTGTATGGAATTAATATACATCGAGCTACTAAATGGGGTGGTAAAAAATCTAAACAAGTAGATAAATGGTCAGCTGGATGTCAAGTAATAGCAGCTAACGATGATTGGCATGAGTTTATGGATATATGTAGAGTTGCTAGAGACAAGTGGAGCAATAGCTTTACATACACATTATTAGATAGTAACGATTTAGATATATAATTATGGCATTTAAAATGAAATATAAAAACCTTGAAGAGGTTGTAAAACAATTACGTGGAGCTGTTAAAGCTCACGGTAAACAAGCTGATATAGTCGAGGGTCACGTTAAAGATATGAATAAAGGTAAACCTCATACTAAGTTTAATGCTGGTTTAAGAGCGGCTGAAAAATCTGGTAAACTACCAGAAGAGTTTGCAAAAGAAGTTAGAAAATCTGGTGGGTTTTCTAAAAGAAAATTTGCACCAGGTCAACTTAAAGCCATATGGGCTAGTAAACATGAAAGAGGTGAAGCTTAAAAAAATAAACTATGGCTTTAAAAAAATTTGTACAAGAAAATAACCCATTTCCTAGAACAGGATGTGGTAGAAGACGCATGGAACAAATGAGTCCGTTTGCTAAAATTAGCGGACCTTGTAAGGCTGCTGCTAAACGTAAGTTTAAAGTATGGCCAAGCGCTTATGCTTCTGGTTGGGGCGTTAGATGTACAAAAGCTGGTGGACCTAGTAAGTTTGGTGGAGGTAAAAAGAAAAAGAAATAGCTATGGCTTTTGAAATGCAAGGTTTTGAGCCATTTACTAAAAGATGCTGGAAAGGTTATAGAGCAGTTCGTGGAAAAAAACCTTACAGTAAAGGTAGTTGTAAAAAAATATCTCCATTAACTAAACAAAAAGGTGGTGGTACAACTAAGACTTGTTTACCTATTGACAAGATACGTAGCATGAGTAAGTCTGAACGAGACAAGCTTGTTCGTGCTAAAAAAAAATCTGGTAAAGCAGGTAAGTATAGACGATCTTCTAAAACAAATGTTAAAGGTGCTCGTAAAAAAGGATCTACTTTAAGAGATTGGTTTAAAAAAGAAGACTGGAGGCAAGTTAATAATCCTTCTAAAAAATGTGGAGAAAAATAATATGGCATTTATACAATTAAATAATCCGTTTACAAAATTAAGGAAAACTACTAAGGGTAAAGGTAGACACTTTCTTTCAACTAAAGAAGGTGCGGGTATGACTGAAGCAGGTAGAAAAGCTTATAAAAAACAAAACCCAGGTAGTACTTTATCAGCACCGGTTACAGGTAAAGTAAAACCAGGTAGCAAAGCGGCTAAACGTAGAAAATCGTTCTGTGCTAGATCAAAAGGCTGGAAAAGTAAAAGAGGCTTAGCTGCTAGAAGAAGATGGAAATGCTAGCTATATGTCCTTGCCCTATATGTACAACCGCTGCAATAATCGGTTTGGTAATTTTTAAAATAATAAGAAAAACAAAATGAAAAAATTATTATTATTATTAGTAGTATTACTAATATCATGTGCTACACCAAAGAAATGTTGTGCACAAACTAAAGATTTCTTTAAGTACTCAACTTTTTATACATCGATGTCTATGAATACATCGTTTGTTGAAAGAGAGGATTATAGAGCTGTATTAAAAGGTTATGAAGACATAACTGAAATTAATGCGTACGATTACAACTTAACGTTAGGCGTGCGTAAAATAGCAAGATTTGATTATGAAACTAAAAGACAAACATGGTACACTGGAACCGAAAGAAATACTGCAGACAATGTTACTATTGGTAATGCTAATGGCTGGGAGTATTTGTTTAATTATTCTTTTATACGTAATCGTGGTGAAAAGTTTACTGAGCAAAATTTTTGGTTACGTTACCTCGGCGATTGGTTTGTGGTTAAAGCACAGTACGCAGATAATGAAAGGGTAAATTTAAGATATTCATCATTAGATTATAGAATTAGATTAAATAAAGGTAATTGGGATTTTACTATTGGAACTATATTTAGAATACACCCAGTTTATGGGGTAAATCCTATAGAAGATTTTTGGGTACCAGGAGAAAATACATTTCAAGATTTAGCTGAAGACTTTGGTTATGCACCAGAACAGTGGGTACAAGGTTTTTATGTTGACCAAAATTGGTATGATGTTAGTGGTGGGGACTCAGTATTAGTAGCTACCTCTAATGATGAGTTCTTCAATCACTACTTTGGTAGTGCTGTTGCTAACTATAACATGCGTGAGCTTGAGAAGTTAGGTATGCAAAAAGAATTAAGCGCGGTTATTGGTGTAGCTTATTATAAATATACACCAACATTTTGGCTACACACGTGGTATAATTTTTTACCATACCATAAAGGGTTAGATGATTACTCATATGAATACGAAGACAGTATGGCAGAGTGGGACGCTGGTATTATATTTGGAACTAAGATAACACAACACTTAGGTTTATTTGTAGAAGGCACGCATATGAGATATTGGGGTAAAGAAATATACGAAGTAAAATTTGGGTTTAACTATTTAATATTTTAAGATATGGCATTTAAGATGAGCGGGTTTTCCGCATTTACAAAAACAAACGGAGACGATAAGAAGAAAATAGCTGAAAATCAAGATCCACCTTCTGGTTTAGACCAGGCAGATGAGCAAAAGCATGACATGAAGCATACTCAAGGGTTAATAGATGAAGCTAAGAAAAGTTTGAAAAATAATCCTCATGAAAAAGGAACAAATGAATATGATAAACACATGTCAGATAACAATAAAAAATTAAGTAATTTGACTCAAGCTTTAAATAAGCAGAAAAAAATGTACTTAAGATTTCTTTCAGAAAAGAAAATGTTACCAAACCTTTAAAATAAATAACTATGAATAAATATACTATAATTTTATTTGCGTTTATAAGCTCGTTCGCTTATGCGCAACTCGACTTTCAACAATTATGCTTAGACTGTGCTGAACAAAACGGTTTCTATTGTGGAGATGATCCAGCTAACTGGACACAATACGCTCCAAATGGTTGCGTACCTAATGGTCCAGATTTATTTTACTTAAACGACGGGTGGGAAGATTGTGTAGATGGTAGCGATGAAGCAGACGCTATACCAACTTTAATAGAAGACTGTGGGCCTATTGGGCCTCCACCTTGTGATACGGTTTATGTAGATGTTATTCAATATGAAACTATATTCGATACTATACCAGAGTATATATATGAAATTATAATTGATACTGTAGAAGTAGAAGTATTTGTACCTGAGTATATTTATATTATTGATACAGTAACAGTATATGAAGATATATTAGATACTTTATTTATTGATGTTATTGAATACGTGGATGTGTTTGTTTATGATACCATTGTAGAAATAGAATACGTAGAGTTTATAGAATATATTACAGAGTATGTAGATTGTGACACAGGTTTGCCTTGCAGCTCTAACATAGATGAGCTTATAAATAAATCTAAGAAAAATAGTGTAATATATAATATTAACGGGCAAGCAATAAAAGAACCAGAAGGATTATATATTGAAGATGGTAAAATTAAACTTAAAATAAAATAGTTATGTATAAAAAAGGATATAGAAACCAGGCACTACCTGGTATTAAAATGTGTATTGATCACATGAGAAAAACTAAATCTGAAGTATCAATGCAAGAACCTAAAATAGAAAACCAACCACCGGCATACAACTTTGGCGACGGTGGAAATATAAAAACACCTATAATTAAATAATTATGGCTAAAGAACTTTCAGAAGAAAGTAAGTTTCAAATTAGTATTAAAACATTAATAACTATAGTTGTAGCTGTTGCTACAATTATATCTGCTTATTTTGGTTTAATGAGTAGTATAAATTCTAAGTTTGTAGAATTAGAAGGTAAGGTAGAAGAGGCTTTAGAAAAACCTAAACCTGGTACTGGTACTTATACTATAGATATGGGTGACCCAGCTGCTAGTAACACTTGGCCACCAACTCGTATGGAGTTTAACATGAAAGATCAAATGGCCCGTAATCAAATTGACGCATTAGTAAAGGAGATAGATGAATTGAAAGAGGAAATAAGACTATTAAGACAATGAAAAGGCAAATAGATATTTCTACTTGGTTGTATGTAGTTGTATTATTTATAATATACTTACTAGGCACGTCTAGTTTATTCTCTCAAGATTTTATTAATACAAATAACTTTAAAGATAAGATAGCTAAAGACGTTGTAGCTGTAGAGTTTTGGGCGGAGTGGAATCAAATGAATCAGTTTAATGAATTAAATAAATTAAAAGGATGTAATGTATATCGAATTGATATTATGTCATCTATGGACGTTCAAAATGATTATAACGTTACAGCTATCCCAACGGTTATTATATTTGATAACGGTATTGAAAAGGAACGCTTCGACCCTAACGTAATGTTTAAATTAGAAGCGGATAAAAAAACGGTACAACATTCTGTTGATACTATAACACTAAATAAATTTCAATAATATGACGTTTAAAATGAAAGGATTTCCTAAGCACAAAGGAACTAAAGGTTTTGCAAAAACAGAATATGTGCCACAGTCAGTGCGATTTAATAAAGGTAAAAATCTAGAACCTGATCCTGAGGACCCAAATCAATGGAGTGCGTACAGTGATGCTGATTATATAAGTATAGGTGATTCGCCTTCTGGTGATAAGGCTATGGATAGATTACCAGGAGAAGGAGTTGTAAGAAAAACTAAAGGTAGGCTTACGGGTTCTACTCAGGCTACAGATGAATATCACGAAGCGTATCCTGGACTTAAAGACGAAGGTGCTGGTTATGACCAGTTTAATTTAGGCGCTAGAAATAAACAAGAACAACAAGATTACGATAGGTATGTTAAGGACTTAAGTAAAACAATTAAAAATTATAGAGGCGATCTACCTATAAGTGGTGATTTACAAATGGACGATGCTTCATTTGAAGCTTGGAAACAAAGTACAAATTCAACTGGCCCAGATAGTAAATTAAGAGAAAGATTTGAAGACGAAACTACCCAAGCGCTTAATATACACAATGAATTAAAATTAGCTGCAGACGAAGGTTATACACCAAACATGGGAATGGTAGGTAGTAAACTAGATAAACTTGGTATTGATTTTAAAGAAGGTGATTATAAGTTAAACGAAAACAAAGCTAGATTACATGCTGACAATGCTGAGTTAAGAAATATATCTGTAGCTAATAGAAAAGCCACAGATGCTAAAAGAAGAGTTGAAGAACACATTGAAAAGTATGGTGGTACTGCTGCCGATTATTTAAGAAACAAGCCACACTTAAAAGATGATTTACAAGGTATACACTCATTTGGTCAAGTAGATGTAGATACTAAAAGCTTTTTTGATGACGCTATGTATGCTGACATGAGTAAGAAAGAAAAAAGAAAGTATGACAGGCAGAAGAAAAAAGAAGAACAAGAAAAAGCAAATATAGAATCTGATATACAAGCAAACTTACCAGCAGATAGCGAAGAATTTAATATACCAGAAGAGCCTTCTATAATGGGATCCGAAGGTGGTAATGAATCTGTTGATGCAAATGTAAATGAGACTATAACAAGCGATAATGAAAGTAAAGAAGAAACTTATGACCCAAGAGATACTAATAAAGATGGAATTGTTGATAGAAAAGAAAAAAGAGCAGCAATGTTTGCTGATTCAGCAACCCCACAGTCTGCTATGACTAGAAAAAATCCGTATGAGTTTGGAACAGATGAATACTATGATTTTAAAAAGACAGCCTTAAGTAAAAAAGTAGGTCTTACAAAAAGAATTTTTAATATATACGATAACAAATAAAATATAAAGCTATGGCATTTAAAATGAAAGGGTTTCCAATGATGGGTGAACCTTACAAAAAAACAGAAACAATACGTAAAGACCTTGATCCTAATTTTGAAATGAATACTGAAAAAAAGAAAGTTAGTGTAGGTGAATTAAAAAAAGAATTATTTAATTTAGATAATCCTTCAGGGCAAAGAGGTAAAGATTTAATTAAACAAATTAAAGAACAAGATCCTAGCTTTAGCATTGAAGATCAAAACTTTGATGAAGTAGATTAAAAAAAAAGGGAGCAATTAAGCTCCCTTTATTATTTAAGAATTATTTTTTATTTCTTGAATTTGTAATCTTACGTTTTGAGCAGCTTCTTTAATTGACTGCATACTCTTTCTAGCTCTAGTTCCGGCTGATTTATTTCCACCCATAAACTTTTCTATTTCTTCGTGAGCGCTGTGCATTTCATCTTGCATAGCATCTAATAATTCATTTAAACCCATATTATAAAATTTTATTTAATTAATTAATTTCACAGTTACCACCAGCGCAAGCTAACTCGCCTGATAGATCTGTGTTATCATCAGTCTCTATTATTTTTGTTAAATCAACATCAGATAATACCTTGGACATTTTATTGTATTCAGCTTCGTCAATGTCCTCAAACGGAGCCTGTGTGTATGTACCACCATCATATGGTAATACTGATAACCCATTGTAATAATCTCTATTACTCCACATCCACTCACCTGCTTTCTCCCACTCATCTTCTTTCAAAGATATTGTAGCTGACACATTGTGAGTATTACTACCACGTTTGTGACCAGGCTTAATCCACTCTTGAGCTACACGTTTAACTCTTTCAAGAGTGTCAAACGGTGATTCAGTTCTAAGTATTGATTTAGCCGGAGCTTTCTGCGGTACAGATATAACTGCTGTATCGTGCGGTCTGAAGTATTCATCTTCAATTAATTCAGGATGTGACTTAGATAAATATTTATATATAGCCTCGTTCTTTCCTACGCGCATCCTACGGACATAATAATCATTATGCCAAGCATGAATACCCGAAGATGTTCCGAGGACCAGAGATGTTGTCCCTGCAGGTTTTACAGTTGTGCATCTAGCCGATGTCTTTATTCCTATGATCTTCGCTACTCGTGCGTTTTCTTTTGTCACGATATTTGCAGCGTCCTTCATATCCATTTGGAGCACAGCGGCACTCCCTATTCCTGTCATTGACACACCTATAAGAGCGTCTTTCTCTGTTGTCTCTTTCCATATTTCTCTAAGATAATGGAAGTCGGTGTATGCGGCTTGCAATGTTCCAATAAACGCTGCTGCCTTAACTCTGTTATTAAAATCTTCTTGATCTTCTATATCAGAGACATTTACTTCACATAGATTACAGAACTGAAAAGGCCTTAACGCTATCTCACAACAAGGATTAGTTCCCCAGTCTTTGTCGTTATTAAGATATATACCAGGTTCTCCAGCTCCAGATAACTCAACTCGTTTCCATAAGTCCATAAAGAAATCTTTTGTTACTTTATGTCTCATTAAAACAGCTGAGTTATTAGATCTGCCTCTTTGTGGATTAGTTTCCCACCAATGCCCTGACTTACATCCTATCATTTCATTATCACTAGCAGTAAACAAGCTAATTAATGCAGCCCGTCTAATACCACCAGCTAATACAGCATCAGCTATATGGCAAACGATATCGTGTACTTCAAGTGATGTTAACCTATCACCGTCTTCTTTTGATTGAAGTATACCCTCAACCTTGATTAAACATTCTTTTAATGGCTGTGGACCAGGCGCTTTACCACCTGATGTCACTAGCCTAGCACCTTTTGGTCTGATACAAGTATAATCAAAGTTTATTTTAGAAGCTTTATTACCCCCAAGATAAGATTTAATTAATACTTTAACTGAATCAGACCAACCTTCAATTGAATCACCTATAACAAATCTCTTAGATCTTTTCATATAAGGTTTTGTTATTACAGGTAAGTCTTTGATATGATGCTGTTGAACCGAATAACCGACTCCACATCCCGAAAGTAACAGAAACATTATTTCATTAAAAGCTTCGATATCATCTACAGGTAAATACGAACAGTTATATAATCTATTAGGACTTACTTGTATTGGTTTACCAGCAAATTGTAAACTACGCATTGATGGTAAAACCTTCTTATCAAATACATAGGTATATGCATTTAATATATCGCTTTTTAATTTTGGGTAATTCTTGATATGCATCTCCATATTTCTAGTAACTAGCTCTTCCCAAGTCTCTCTACGATTTAACTCAGGCATATATCTAGCATACTTCATATGTACTGTGATATCAGAAAGTATGTTTCTATTAATGTCTTTCATTTATTATTTTCTTTTAATTGTAGTTAAACAAAAATCTACGAATGGTAGATATACTACGTGATTATTTCTTTTTCTTTCTCTATATGTTCTCATACCAATAAGAACGCCGGGATAAAATCCTATACTAAATTCCCAATCCATATTATTTAATTTTAGTTAATAATTCTATTACTTGATCACACTCTTTTTGGTTTTGAGGCTTATATAAAGTTACATGCGGATAGCATCTGTTAATGAAACTTTTAAACAATTTCCATCTTATTGGGAAACTTTCATTTGCTCTTCCTTTTGTTTCAATTATAAAGCCATCTCCAACAAAATCTGGAGTGTATTTAATTGGTAATATTTTTTTGTTTCCTCTGTCTACAAATTGCCCTTTACCATTAGACTGTCTTTCGTAGCTTGAAGTTTCAAACTGAAACCCCTCTACTAAAGTATATGTTTGTCCTTCATATTTATTTTTTATGTTAGCTTGTTTTAAAGCTTTGTACATATACTTCTCTAAGCCAGAGGCGAAGGTTATACCGTCATATACAACCTTCTTTGCCCTAACAGGACCTCGCTGTTTATTCTTTCGACGTCTCATTTAATACATCTTTAAGTTCTTCTTGTGCAGTCTGTATATACAGTATTGCATCCATAAGTTCTTCTTGAATATCAACTAGGTACTTCATTAGACCTTTCATTTTCGTTGTTCTCTCTTCATGAAGAGTCGTGCCGTATTTTAAGAAGCCTTCATCAGACCTTAATCTAAATTTATCTACAACACGTTTTACAACAGGATCTCTAAACTCTCCGTTATAATCGTCTCTGACTTGTTTGTCTTCAACCACGAAACCCTTAGCATTCATTATTTCTCTGCTACTCATATTAATTATTTTTTACAAATGTTCCATTAATCATTTTACCTTTACGTTTGGCTATAGTATCATAAGCTGATTCAATACACTCTTCAATTGTTAAACCGCTTAATTCAGCTAGGTTAGTTAATACGACAACCATATCACCAATACCGTCTTGTATTTCTAACGTATCATCTTTTAATATAGCTCTACCAACCTCGCCAGCTTCTTCCATTAGCTTAACGTACTGAGTTTTCTGATCGCCTTTGTCATATATGCCTCTGTGTTCAGCCCACTCTCTAATTAAGTCAAATATAGTAGGCATGTGATCCTCATGTTGACAACAGTCTTCTAGATCAGCACATTTGTTGTTATCATAAAATTTAGTTAATGCTTTGTTGTATACATAACATCTATTATCATTATACATAGACGTCTTTGCGTTAGCAACTATCCAGTCAACTAAATCTTTATCTAACATAACGCTACCTTCAACCGTGTCCCAACTCATCTCAAGGTTATCCATAAGATTACCTTTCAATTTATTAATAGGACAAGGAAACGTAGTAGTTTGTTCTGTTACGTTTATATTCATAGTCTTTAAATTAAAATTATTATTATTATTAAGTTTATTATAAGGAACACGATCAACTCTATAACCGTATTCTTTTTGAAGTTCTAGTTCTCGTTTAGATATATAATCTATATCATTAGACTTTTCTAAAATTTCATATTCACCTGGTTCATAACCTTGTTGCTCAGTAACTCTATTATATAAGTCAGTTGTACAACCTATTTTTCTACCAGGTATATGGTATAATATATATTCTTTACTCATCTTTATCTTTAGGTTTTGTGTATTCACAACATTTTTCGCATGACCACTTTTGCTGTGTGCAATAGGCAGTCCAAGTTTTTTCGCCATCTACACAGTAACACGTTTTTGGTTCGTTAATATTTAGTGGACTAAATAACATAGCGAACATTATAATTAATTCTTTCATAATTTTTCTATTATATTATTATACAAATGTAAGTTATGTGCAAAGTGGTAATATTCACCTAGTCTTATTTCTAGTTTATCAGCAACCATTAATTGTAGTTTTGAAAAACAATATTGGTCATTGCAGAAACCGTACCATAGATCGTTAGAACGCATCGTAACACACATGTTAAGCTTATCATTTAGTATTGTAAACTGTATAGCATATGTACATGGAGTATCATATTGATATGTTCCATTGCTTATTTCTTTACCGTCATATATACTAACCGTAGCTTGGCGTGTTCTTGGATTAGCTTTAAGCATTGCTATAACATTATCTAGTTGATCATTTCTTTCCCATTGATAACCGTAGTTAGAATTAACATAACCTTCTTTATCAGCCATGCGTTTCCATATCTCAGGTATGTTTCCATAAATTTCACCTAACACTTTGATGTTTGGCATACCTGTTAAATACCACTGCCATTCAGCTTCAGCGTAATTATATTTCCATTTACGTTGATCGCACTTAATCCAGTTATCCATAGGGTTTACTATTGTAAAACCTATGTTAAATAAAGCTTTAGTATTATCAAAGTCAACACCATAATCTAGTATTTGTTTTTTATAATAACTAAATGCTTTGTCTGCGTTTTTAAATCTATTCATAACTTACTTTATTAATTGAACCTCTCCATGTTTTTGAGGCTCTTTCTATTTTTTCTGCTTTTACTTTCATTACGTCTTTGTTAGTACAATACTTATTGAAGTAATACTTTGAGTATTGATATACTTGTTCCATCACATCTTTTTTTTCGTAAACTTTAGGATCTCTATTGTATTTATTATTTATTGTTATACCTATTCTCCATTCATGTTTACCATTATTGTAATGATATTCTGGTAATATATCTATACCATTATCTTCACACCAAAAACACTTTACCAAATCACCACCTTGCCTAGTATGATGAGGGTAGTTTGTATTATCATTATCTAACTCTCCCATGGCAAAGGTTCTGATTCTGTTTCTGATATTATTGGTATGTAACTACCAGACTTAGGTTCCCAGTTAAAATGAGCTTCAGCTTGGTTTTCACCTAAGTTTTGAAATTTAACTTTCAATACTTTAGCTTTAACTGTCTGAGCTTCATAGTCCCTGTGAACCAATAAGCCGTGGTAACTAGCATCGTACCATTCACCACCACCTTTGATGCTGTACATCGTTGGCTCTTCAATCTTACCGTCTTGGTTTCTATACATTTTAGTAGGATGTGCTACAACAATAACGAGTACATCATACTTCTTTGCAAACGTTTCTATTTTAGTAAGATATTCCATAGTATAACGATTAACATCTTCAGACTTACAGTTAACATCTCTAATCTTATTAAAGGGATCAATGACTAAACATTTAATACCTTTACGTTTAACAAGCTCGGCGCCTTTACTTAATACGTCGTCAAGAGTATATCTATCCATATCAATAAAGAAATAATTATCATTGATGTGATTAGTAATCTCTTTCCATTTAGCAGTGCCAATATCATTTTTAGTTGGCATACCTTCCCATGTTTTACGTATTAGCTTGTGAGCGTGTAAGAAGTTAGGTTTGTTTTCTGGTGATGCATATGCTGTCTTCCAGCCGTAGTTTCTATTATAACCTATACACATTTGGTCTACAAAGTCTGACTTACCTGATGATGGTATACCTGTAACAGTTATAAACTGTGAGGTATACGTAGAAAATATCTTATCAAAATTTTCTAAACCAACTTGAAAGCCAGGTTTAAAGCCATTGTGTACAAAGTCTAATAAATCAGCCTCTAAGTCTCTAAGAGTTGAAACTCCTTCTAATGGAACTTGAGTAGCAGATGTTATAACTTTTCTAAGTTTTTCTGCTCCGTGTTCTATTAAAAAGTCATTAGGGTCTTTGTTACCGTTGAAGTCTACTAAATAACAAACTTCAGCACCAAGACGTCTAATAAATTCGTACCTTAAAGCTTGACCAGCTTCGTCAGCATCAACTGCTAGTATTATTTTTTCTTTGTCTTCAAAATAATCTATACAGTTATCTAAATAATCTAAGTTATTACTGTTTAACGTGGCGCCGTTAGGAACTGATATCACAGGTTTAATACCGGCTTCGTGTAATGCCAATGCATCCATTTCGCCTTCTGTGATAACGCACCAGTCATATCCTACAATACTATTAATATTGTAGAATATTTTTTCAGCACCTTTGTACAGTTTAAAGTTTTTTCTACCATCTCTATACTTTACATTAATAAGTTCTTCACCCATAATATAATTAAATTGTATAGTGTTTTCTTTCTGCCCTGTCTGAGGCATGAACTCTTCACCCGTTGTAACTTTTAAATCGTTTAACGTTTGTTGAGATATACCTCGAGACTCAAACCATTCAACTGCCTTGTCTTTAACTGGTTCAAATACTTCAACCGGTATAGGTTTAACGTATTCTTTAGTTGCATTACCTTTACGTTGATACGTGTGTAATTGAAAACTAGTATCACAGTTATGACAAGTACCGAGACCACGTTCCCAGTCATAAGAAGCACATTGTGCTTTTCTATTCTTAGGTTGTCTAGTGTGGGAGCACAAGGGACAAATCCCCTGTGTCTTACCCACTTCTAAACCATGTTGATTGAATTTATCAATCACGAATCCATTGATCTCTGTATTCTCTACTTTCATATTAAAATGGCAGATCTTCTTTAGCTACAGGCGCTGGTGACGCTGGTGCTGTAGGCTGATTACTATCCATTGGAGCTCTGTCAACATTTTGACCATTAGTCCAAATAACTTTAACGTTACCTAAATAAGTTTTAGCTTGTTTAGACTCACGTTCTTCCTTAGTCTGTTCAACAACAACCGGTCCTTGATTACCGAACTGGTCGACGTCGTCATTAAGGGTAATGGTAATAGGTAAATACTTACCTTTTTTACCAACATATATTTTATCTTTCGGTATTTCAGAAAGATTTATAGAAGTTTTTATTATACTTGCCATAATTTATTGATTTATTAAGTTAACTAATTGTTTTACTTTACCTACAGATACGCCTAACGTTCTTCTATAGTTATCCATAGCTTTAGAGTATGGATGTAAACCGTCGCTTGAGCTATTGTTTACATAAAAGTTTTTATTATTTGCTCTGTGTTTTTTGCCTGATATTGCGCAGGTCTTCATTTTGTATCCCATGGTTTATAAGGTTTTAGTTATTAAATATTGCTTACTGTCAAAATCATCTGTCTTGTAGAACAGATCGTACGCATCAGAAGCTTTACGTACTTTTTCTTCACCAGATTTATAAAACTCTGGTGAACAGTCGAACAAGCCTATTTGGTGAGTTTCTTTATCTATTACGATAAATAACATTTCATAACCAAATAGGTTACTATAAATATAAGCTTGACTGTCATAGTTAAATTTAGAAGCAGACCATCTAAACCTGTCTATATCACTAGTTGTTTTAAGGTCTATAACAAGTTTTTCATTATGATTAATAATATCTGCTTTACCTTTCCACTTGTTACCAAATAATTCAGTAACGCCTGGTACTTCAAAATCGTTTAACTTTCCATCTGTACCCATTATTAAGCTTCCGCATATTTTATTATCCATCATAGCTTCTGTCATTAACTGTATTTTATCAGCCTCGTGCTGTAGTAAACATATCTCGCCATCAGACATCTCTTTATATTTCTTAGTATTCCTAGTACTAGACTCTATAATCTTAAAACTTTTAAGCTTATTAGGTTCTAGTATTGCCGTGTGAAAATAACCTCCAACAACCATTGCTGATGTTTTAGGTTTTGGTTCACGTAGCATTTTAGGATTTTTAAGTAATATAGATATATCTGAATTACTTAAGAACTGCTTACCATATTCTCCATAGTAATGTTCGTCCTGTTTTAATTTATTAATTATTTCTTTATTCATTTATTGATTTTAGTTTTACCATTTGTGATGGTGTAACGTTATATTTAGACTCGATGGCAGATATAGCCCCTCCTCCTTTTACAAACTCAATAGCTTTTTTCCATTGGTCTTCGCTCATTTTAAGTTTAGCATTATTCACAATTTTACTAGCCGTACCTCCACTATTAGTAGAGTCAGCATCTGCTGTATCATCGATTAGAAATAAGTTGCCTAATGCATACTTCTTTCCATAAGATGAAGCCGCTCCAAATTGTTGTGCTGTTTGCATACCTTTTTGTGTAAGGTCTACACCGACTATTGCTGTTGCTGTGATTGAATTTGCACCATCAGACAAGATGGCCGTTGATTTAATTACAGGTACGTGAGTTGTATCAATTAATTCTTCTTCTACTCTAACTGATACTTTCTCTCGTAATAAAAAAGGCTTTACTGCCTCGAGTATGTCTTCTGCTTTACGGAAATAGTATTTTCCAAAAGAATTATAAGAAGACTTTTTTGCTTTTAGTTCAGTCTGTATGACTGCTAATTTTTGGTTTAAATCTTTCATGGTTTATAGTTTTGGTCTATATATATAATTACATATTTTTTTATTAATTTACATTAGTAACTTACAGATAGTCAATCACTTGCGAGTGTGGAACTTTCTCGATTAACTTATCAATAGCAAGCTTTTTTAACTGCGATATACGCACATAAGAGCTACTACCTTTTATACCTAATATGTCTGCAATTTCTTTAGCTGAATGCTTTTCACAATCAAGCCCATATGATAGTCTTAACACTTGGTACTCTTTTGGATTTAAGTATTGTAACATCAAGGCTTTTAAGTAAGCTGACAGCCAACCTTTATTGTAAGTCTTTATGTCAGGTATGTTGTAAGCTGCATTACGTTGTTCTGGTGTTCCATCATCAAGGCTTGTAAATACTGAATTAAAAAATAACTCAACAGCTTTTCTATCTTCGCCAAAGTCTTTGCGTATTTCATTTAACTTATGTTCAGGTATACGCATGCTACCTCTATTGCTATCAATACCTCTACGTATAGCACCTTTAATTCTTTTAGATAAAAAAGATTTTAAAGTTTTTTCTTGATCTTTAGCGTCTTGTATGGTTAGCCAATTTACCCTATCAGCGCCAGCACATAAGCCATAAAAACCTTCTTGAATTAAATCATTTATAGTCATTACGCCTATTGCTTGCTGTGATGTTGAAAATTTTCTAGCTAAGTTTTCCACAAGTGGTAAAAATTTTTCAATTAACTGATTTCTAGTATACTGACTATACGAAACGTCAGGCAACCTTGATAATACAGCACTCATGTCGTGCTTATATCTTACGTAGTTTTGTATGTTATATTTCTTCATTTTCTAGTTTTTTTATAAATTTTAAACATGCTTTCCAGTTCTTGTTAGTCCAGTTTTGATTAAACCAGAACCATTCACCCTTAAAATCTGGTTGACCTCTGTATTGACTATCATCAATTAAGACATCACCGATTAATAAATCTTTTCTGTGCGTGAGTATTAGTTTACGTTTTAAGTCTGGGAACCATTGCTCAAGCCACGCACGCTTGTCAGCCCATACTTGTATTCTAGTCCATGGAGGAGTCGAAGCTATAAATACCTCGTGGTGCTCGTTCAAATAGCTCATCGCTTCTTCAGCACCTGGTATTACATCTAAGTGTAGATAATCGACATATAAGTCTGGTCTACCTTGTTGATGTTTTGGTAAAAGCTTTTTAGCTTTTTCAAAGTCAGCAATGACCCCGTCCATATCTACATATATTCTAAGTTTCTTCATTTAATATTTGTTTTTCTTCTTTTAATGCAGGGTATTTATCCATACGCCTATATATTGTTCTTGGTGTTACATTTAACATTTTTGCAAGCTTTGATATTATTATCTTATCACCTTCGTAATTAATTTGTAACATTGCTTCGTAGATATCGCTGCTACTTATGCCTCTCATTCTACCTATTAATTTACCTACAATGCTTAGTTTTTCTTTCTTAGTAAGACCACAGTTAAACTTAAATATTATTTTTCTAAGTTTATTTGTTGGTGGCACTTCTAAATCTAATACACTTAAATCATCTATGAGTCTAGCTACGTTCCATTTATTAATACTAAAGGTTGTAAAACCATTATCTTTATTAGTAATCCACGTAGCTATATCCATAGCGTCATGCTTTGTCCAGTCAGGATTTAAATACCAAAGTGTAAGCATGTGCCACTTTAGACTCCTGTATGTTGTTATTTTAGCTTTACTTCTAAATAAGTCATAAGCCTGGTAAGTACCGTTTTCATAAAACATATATTCTTTTGTTTCTATGTCAGGTATATCTGTTATAGGATCTCTTCTCCATATAACGCGTTTGTTTGTAAGGTATTTAAACTGTCTTTCCATGCTTATATATGACATTAGCCTATTACTGATTAGACCTTTTAAGGCTTTTGTCACAGTTTGGTTTCAATGTCCCTATAATAATTCTTTTAGAATTATTTTTATTATACTTTATTTTATTAAACTCTTCAATTTTTAGTTTTAATCTTTTATCCATTTGGTCTAGTTTTATATATTGTTTCTGATTCATGAGCTACTACATGTTTTTCACCTATGTAATAATTCCAATATGCTTGTATACTACACTCATCTTTATATTCATCAGGCATGCACTGAGGCATTTCTGTTAATCCTGACCATGCTAATCCGCCAGGTAATATATTAACTTTATCTTTACACTTAGTGTATGACAAGTGTTCTTTACCATAACGTTTAGTATATTCTTTTGATAACGAAGTAAAATGTCGGTATAACCATAAATAATTATTAGCAGAACTTCTAGCCCATATTGTTGATGGGTGGTTTTTATGTGCTACTTTATAAGGTACATCAGCATCTTCACCCATAACACAATGATGTGCGGTGCATAACATTTGAGCTGACTCAAGTATCATCTTTACTACATGTTTATTATATTGGTATTCGGCTGCCTTTATCGGGCATTTGTCAAGGTAAAATATGTTCATAATTATTCGTAATATTTTGCGTTTTCTTCCCAGCAGTCACTACAACAGCTAGGGTGATCTCCTACGGTTAATTCTATACCGCAGTGATCACAATCTGGTTTATCTTTATTCATAATTTCTTATACATTTAAATAGCGGGTGTCTATAACTACCTGCTTTGGTTCTTTCAAAAAAAGTGAAGGTGGCACGTTGGCCTATATACTGATGTATATTTTCTAGCATTATTGCAAGATCTTTATAGTTATGGCCCTTACCGGGTGGGCAACCGAACTGGATGCCTTCATCATCTTGCATTAAAAACTTACCTAACGTACCGGCTCTCTTGCCTTTACCTTCCTCATAACCAACTATATTAGCTTCAGCGTCGTGAAAATCTTTGAACTTGCGCAGTGACCACGATCGACCACATTTGTACACATCATTGATTCTTACAATAGAACCTTCGTAACCATTAGCTAAATTAGTCTTGTGAACTTGTTTAGCTTCTTTCTCACTACTAACTAGCTGTGTGAAAACGTGCTTAATACAATTACTAGGTTGTAATTCTTTTTTAAGCCAAGTTATACGACTAGAGTATTTAGCTTCACGTAAAGCTGCGCCTGGTACATAATCATAACAATGAAATTGTACGTGTTTGGCTGATTCTAGACGTGCCTCGTCAGTCGGTTTTGTTTTTCTGACCATAGATATTATAGACTCAAAATCGTCTTTAAAATCATGATTATACAACTCGCCGTCAAGTACAACATCTGGAAAATTACGAAAAAAGGGTATCAACTCTACTAATATGTGGTTGATATTAAGCCACTCTTTATCGTTACGTGAATATGCTACGACACTTTCGTAGCCATTAACTTCACTGCCTTCATATTGTATTAAGCAACGTACGCCGTCAAGCTTTGGTTGCATATACACTACACTCTTGTAGTCTATTGGTTTGTCACTTACTGGGTAAGCTAACATTGGTTTATATTTCATCTTCATCTTCAAAATTCATTAAGTTTGGGTCAATTGGTAAGCCTAGCTTATCACTTAACTCCATAATTCGTATTTTCATTATAGCACATTTTTCGTATTCTTCGCGATCTAAGTATAGATTTTGAAGGGTGACACAGCGTGCTAACTCACCTATTTGATGGTCTTTTATGTTAGTGGCAGTCCAATCTTCACCACTTGTCTCTTGTGCTAGATTTATCAACTCTTCAGCAATAAATCTAGCTAGTTTTTTTAAATTATCTTCATGTATATTATCCATTACTCTCCGTATTTATTTTGTAATTTATCTGGTTTACCTACAAATATACATTCGTCACCATCAAATATACTAATCCATATATCTTTATGGTAATCACCCCATACATAATACTCATAATCTATCCAAGAATGAGGTCTATCAGGATCTTCTATATATACATTACCTGGCTCATCTTTTAGCTCTGCTATAATAGATGCTGCCATGCATGCAATACCATTAAAACAGTTTGTGTCTTTCCTATTTAGTCCATTAGTTATTGTTTTATCTTGTAGATAATTAGCTAATGTCACACCTAAATACTCAGGATATCCATCATAATGATGATATATACTTACTAGTTTTTTATCTGGTTTTTCGCTAAACGATATTCCTTCTTCACGCTTAGCGATGCTTATTGTTGCTCTTGTTCCCATATTATTTAATTCTTACTTGTATAGCCCATAGTATATAACATATAAGCTGTATTATTATTACTGTTTTTACCTCAAACATACTATCCTGTTATTGATACTACATAATCTTCATCATCACTAACTAAAAATCTATCACCATATAATAAATCCATATGGCTTATAGATAATAAATTAGTATGAGAAAAGTTAATAAGCTTACTAACATCATGGACTTTTAAATCAGACCAAAAGTTATTACGCTTTAAGCTGTCAATTAAAGCCATAGTTGTAGCAGGATATTTTTTTAAGTCTTCCTGAATACTATCGCGTATTTCAGGTTTTAGTTTTTCGTATAAATTTTTCATATTATTATTATCTTACTTTATTCGTATTTAATTTGTAATTGTAGTATGAGTGGGACTCGAACCCACTGCTTCGTCAAGCAACCTTCATTACTCACTAGCTCGTTAAAACGTTTACTAGTGCAAGCAATTACTCCTGTTCATACTCACCGTCTGTAGAGGTAGTTATACCGTTTCATTCTACTTTAGATCTACCTTTGACGGATTTTTTGAGTAGCTAGTACCGTGTACTGTTTGCACCACTCGTGCAGCAAGAAGATTAGATACCGAGTTTCGGTGAGCCGAGTTTCGGTTACACTCTCTTCGCCCGCGTTTGATAATTATTAGTTTCAATAACTAGTCTACGACAATTACGTTATTTACTTACATCTCCAGCCGCGTGAAGGCTATTATCGTTGGAGACTTACGGAATTAGTTTCCGTATCTATCTCTCAGCGCAGAATAGTTTTGCATAATGCTAACTATCTTATCTCTACTTAATCCTGAATAGTCGGAAACTACAGAAGTATTAAACATGTTAGTTACTCCTGATTCTCTTACATCTTCGTAAGCTTGAAAGTCATCTTGTGTTATTTCTATTGTCATATTATTAATTATTTTAGTTATTTCAACATAGTACCATAGCCACGTCTACGTGTTTTCTTGAGTATATACTCAGCGTCTTCGCTAGACATTATTTGTATTTCGTTACCTGTCTTGTGATTTGTTATTGGTATACATCCATAACGCATTACTGACGAGCAGTTAACACAAACTTTATAGCCAAGATCAACGCGACCTTGTGGCATGATACTATTACATTTTATACATTTGTTCATATACATATATTATCTACGAGTAATCGTATTTAATTTGTGATTTAAAATATATCTTCTAAATCAATAGTGTAGCTATGATTACTACTATTTTCATGAGATAATAGTATAGCCGCTTGTAAACCATCTAAATAACCTGCTTTATAAACAGCTGTTTCATGAGCGGTAAAATCAACTAATAAGCTTTTTACTTGCTCATAACTTTCTGGACTTAACTCGTCCATTAGTTCTTGTTCTATTTCTTTTAATTTTTCTATCATTATTTTCTTATTTTATCACTTATTTGCGTAGTTATGTACATACCTGCACAAAAACCAGATACAAATATTATTATTATTTCTATCATATTATATTACTTTATAACGGTGACCGTTAATTATTAATTGTACATCGCTTGGTTCTGACGAGTCTTTAAATGGTAATTGTTCATTACTACATTTAGTTTCATGAAGCTCTTTAGATTGTTGCTTAATTAAACTAGTTTGATAGTCATTAATTCTATAAAAACTAGCACCAGTTTGATTTCTGTAGTAATTTTTAAGTATATAATTACAGAGGTAAACAAAGCGATCTTCATGATTAGGTATCATTATTCGCTTTTTACCGACATACTTATTGTATTTACCTGTCCAGTTACCATTAATGTCGTAGTCTTTATAGTAATTATCTTCAGAGCGAGTTCTGTTTAGTTGATAACAACAGTAGCTTGCGCCACTACTGCTAACTAGCATTTTACGCACATAGCCACTTTTATAAATAGTAAATCTATTTACTTCTTTATAGCCATTAGCATACATAGTTTTAAATGGTAACTCAAAAACTTGAGTACCTTTTTTACTCTGCCAGTCTTTAGTGACATCTTTAATACCGAGCAAGTCAAATATAGCTCTTGCTTCGTGTATACTTTTTACTTTATTCATAATTAATATTTTAGTTGTTTTGGTAAATATTTTTCATATAAAGCATTAGATTCATCACTTAAACCAGCATCATCTAGCGCTTCCATTACTTTACTTATAGTTTTCCAAGCGTTTTGACCACGCTCGTATACACTATAATCATCACTATATTGGTAAAACCAGTCGTGATTTTGCAGTAATTCTTCTAATGTTTTTAATTTACTCATAATTTTTATGTTTTTTCTTACGACTATAAGTCTTTTTACTCTTATGAACACGCTTGAAACGAGAGAATTGCCAAAAAGGATTACCTTTTCGATATTCTTTTGACTCTATTTTAATAGTTATTCTCTTGTTTTTCACGCTTACATCCATTTAGTTTGCAGTAATTTTCAACTTCTTCTTTAGTTATTTTGCCTTCTAGTTGCATAAGAACTAGTGAAGTCATATTTTTACCGCAATATTTACATTCATATCTCATATTATTATTATCTTATAGTGTTCGTATTTATATTGTGATTGAGGTAGGACTCGAACCTACACTCTACAGCTTAGAAGGCTGTTGCTTTATCCAGTTAAGCTACTCAACCAAGTGAGATTTTAGTCAATCTCGTCGCAGTTTTCACAATCAAGTGATGGACTTTCATAATTAAGCGCTAAATTTTGTGTAGAACAAGAAGTTAGTGCTATAATTGTTAATAAAAATAGTATTTTCTTCATATTAATATAGTGTTTTACCATTATTACTTGCTAATTTATCTAAAAACATATCAATATCTGCTATATTTTTAGCATCAATTAACTCTTTTAGTTCGCTACAGTACTCATATTCTTCAGTATTTTCAAAGTATTCAAGCATATCTTGCAACTCATCAGTTTGAAGATCGAGTGGATTACCATAAAACATAGCATCTTTACCTTCATACTGATTAAGAATATCTTCAATACTACACCTATTAGTGAGTACTCCAAACGTATTTCTCATACAGTTATCTATCATATTATTAAATTTAAGTGGTAGTGGTGAGAATCGAACTCACTTAAACCATTACTACCTTTTACTCATTCGTATTATTTTTAGTTGCTAAACAAGTGGAACTACAACTATATGTTCATATGTACGCCATTTGTTACCATATTGTAAACAAACAAAGCGAGGTAGTAGAAAAAACTACTTGAGCATATCACGAGTACTGACGTTACTACGATTTCCTCGTGTGAAAACTTACGCTTCATTAGGCAATATCTTCATTTCTTACCATCATTGGTATGTTATTACTCGCAGTATAACTTTTATACTTCGCCCAACAAGCCATCGCTTCAAGTTTATCTTTCATGATAGCGAATACTTTATCGTGATTATAAGTGGCAGTTTTGCCATTTTTAAAAGTAACATTAATTGTTTTATTTTGACCGACTAGTGATTGTCTTACCACAAATCTTTTACTTGAAATTGTATTTTCCATAACTATTTATTTTATTGTATTAAACTTTATATTATTATTATCTTTACTTTATCGTATTTATTTTGTATTATATTACTGTACAAACATACTCATCTTTTACACTAACATCATCTCGCATTAGTAAATCATCTTTTATTCTTGATAATTGTATACATGTTTTAGTGTATAATTCCATTTTAGTATACTCGTGTCCATCGAACATTAGTATCATATTTATTAAGTATTTTTTTAAATCCATAACTATTTATTTTATTTACATTATTATTATCTTTGCTCTTCCGTATTTAGTTTGTAAAAGTATATTATTTGTTTATACATTTATTTTTGTTAGCGCATACTCCGCCACTTCTCTCATTGTATAATGAAAGTTATTATTAATAGTATGACATTAGCATTATAAGTACTTAGAGTAACTACCTATTGTCACAGTATTTAGTAGAGATATTACTATGATATCTTCATATCTCTACAGAAAGCGGGCATAGCGTTAGTATTAGTGTACGACTTATACTTAGCGAAACAGTTCATCGCATCGAATCTTTCTTTGTGAGTGTTATACACTTCATCATGATTATACTTTACGTCTTCACCTTTCTTGTTAGTGAATTCTACTACTACATCTTTACCTATTAAGGATTTTCTTATTACAAATCTATTTGACTTCATATTATTATATTTAAGTTATTATTATTATATTATATTAGTTGTTAGTTGTTTTACATTTATATTATCAAAGTGTATTCGTATTTATATTGTAAAGTGAAAATGATATTGATAATATTGAATAGAAATAAAATGGATGGGACTGGGTAAATATATTGGGTTTGGTGGTGGGGGTGGGTGTGTAGGGGAGGAGGGGATGCACCCGGGTTCTATATTTACAATACGGGAGTAAATATGACGATCACTATGTAATTATCTTATTTGTACAACAAAGAATAAATAATACGAATATGGCAACATTAACACCTACATTAACATTAGCTGCAGCCGCAGGTGAAGTATCTTCTGATGCTTTAAGTTTCTCGGTGACAGATACACTCAATGTATCACCACCTATTAAAGGTTTATCTAAAAAAGCTGTTGCCGCTGGCGGTGGAGGAAATACAGTACTTGTTCCTTCAAGCGCAGGTATTAAATATACGTACATAAAACATACAGGAAAACAAAGCGATGGATCTACATCAACTACTAATAACCTAATAATTAACTTTGGTGGAACAGCTGGTCTTAGTCTTGGACCAGAAGAATTTGCATATTTTCCTGCTCAAGCAAGTACTGAGATAACAGGTATATCTTCTAGTTCACATACTGTACTAGTAGAATGTGCTTACTATACAGAAACGTAAAATAAATATAAAAATATGGCTACAACAACAGGTACATTAACATTAGCAAGTACAGATTTAATTTCTGATGCTATATCTTTTTCAACTCAGTTTACTCATACTGATACAAGAAACTCTACGGGTCTAGCAAGAGAAAAAATTACATCGACAGCTAAAGGAACCGCTTCAGGTCAAGTTACACTGTACACAGCAGACGATTACGCCGCAATAGCTTATTTATATGTTAAAAATACAGATACTACAGCCGCTAATAAAATATATATATACAACGATACAACCACTGGAGACCCTATTTGGATGCAGTTGAATGGTGGGGACTTTGCTTTTGTACCAATGCACGGTGACAAAACATTAAAGGCCTACGCACCAAACGGTAGTGATCCTACTGTAGAGTGGATGGTTTTCGGAACAGATCAATAATAAGGAAAATCCTTATACCAATTAATAATTAAAACCAAAAACAATGACATACATATACTATAAAAGTAGTAATTATACTACAGAACCTAAAATTTCAGAGAAACAAATGGCAGAATGGAAGCATTTAGCCACTAAAAAGAACTGGAGAATTACGCAATTACCCAACGGGTACTACCAAACTGAGGTAAATAAGCCCGAAAATAACGATTCTTGGGTAGATATTACGCGAAGAGAGACAATGGAAGGCGCAGAAGCCGCAATAAACGGCAGTGTAGAGCACTTTACTAAAAAATTAGAGTACATTAAAGGCCCAAAAGTGGTCAAAACCTTTAAATAATTAAAAAATGAACAAAAATACAAGCTACTATAAGGCAATGTTTGCTAAAAGTGAAGCAGCATCACCGCTTTCTAAAATTTATGGAACAACACATAACAAAAAAATGCATGATTCAGCTATGGAAATGAGTCATATGAAAAAACATTCAGCTATGGAAATGAGTCATATGAAAAAAATGGATGATAAAAATGCTAAAAAATAAAAATGGCATTTAAGCTTGGATCTGAAAAACGTGGAATAAAATTTCCTAAAGATGTTTCTTTTACTAATAAAAAAGTTACAACTAATGGAAGCATGGGTCCAGGTGTAGTAGCTCAAGCAAACAACGACGGGTCTATTGAAGTAGACCCTAACGTTGATTTAAATAGCGAGTTCGGTAAAAAAGTAATGAAACACGAACTAAAGCATACTGAGCAAATGGAGCAAGGTAGAGCTGATTACGGAGATAACTGGGTTATGTGGGAAGGTAAAATTTACATGCGTAAAGAAGAAGATGGACAACCTATAATTGATGGACCAAATGGCCGTTGGCCAGAAGGACATCCTAACCACCCTTGGGAAGCAGAAGCTATCCAAGCAGAAACAGAATAAATAATATGGAAAGAAAAAAATCAAGTGGAAAACCCTTTCAAATGAGATCAGGTAACTCAACACCTTACCCTTTTCTAAATGCGATAGGTAAAGGATTAAAAAACATGTTGCCAGGTAGCAAAGGTAAAGCAGGAGCAGCAGCAACTGGTGGAGCAGGCGATATGAATACAAAGATTGATGAAATACATTCAGCATTAGTTGGAGAAGAAGGAGGAGATACAATGATGACTAAAAATATAGCATCCCCTCTTTACCATGGGGATCATCAAAACCCTGAAGTCGGGTTACCGACTAAATCAAGTACAGAAGAAAAAAGGCATAGACACGTTCTTTCTAATGTTAATCAAGGTCCCCCAAAAGATTAAATAAAAAGAAGTAGAACTTTAAATCTACAAAGTTAAATTAAATTAAATTAAATATTATGGAATACAATTTACCAAGTGAATTGGTGAAAGATTTGTCTTTTGGCAAGGATGCTAAAAGCAAAGTTATCACAGGAGTTAATAAATTAGCCCAAGCCGTAAAATCTACATTAGGCGCATCAGGTAAGTGCGTTATTTACGAAGATGGCAGAGGCAAGCCGGTCATAACAAAAGATGGTGTAACCGTAGCGGAAAGCGTAGTCTTATATGATCCGGTTGAGAATATGGGTGCAACCTTAATAAAGGAAGCAGCTAGAAACACAGTTAAAGAAGCTGGTGATGGTACAACAACTGCTACTGTACTAGCTGAAGCAATAATCAAACAAATAGATGCTGCGGTCGCAGAAAATCTAACAATCAGAGAAATTAAAGATGAAGTTAACAAAACACTGGAAGACGTTATTAGCTATTTAGATGAAAAAGCTATAGATGTTGAAGGCGATATGTTAAAGTCTGTTAGTGCTATATCTTGTAATAACGATCAAGAACTTGGCGCTATTATAGCAGAAGCGTACGAAACAGTTGGTAAAAATGGTGTAGTGCTCATGGAGGAGAGCCCAACTGAAGAAACATACGTAGACATAGTTGATGGTGTAAAAGTAGATTGTAAGTTAACATCACCACATTTTGTTACTAATACAGAAAAACAAACATGTGAACTTGATAATCCGTTAGTTTTTATTTGTTCTTCTGAAATACCTAATGTACGTAAGATACAAAACATATTAGAGTATGTAATAAAGAACAACCGATCTTTACTTATAGTAGCACCAGTTGCACAGCAAGTAAAGTCGGCGTTGCTTATGAATAAAGTAAAAGGTACTATAAAAGTTAATATTATTGACTTACCTGGCTTTGGTCCTACTAAAAAAGATGCTACAGAAGATTTAGCTATACTTACAGGCGCTACAGTATTAAATGAAGAACTTGGTGATGATTTAGATCTTATGAAACCAGAATATTTAGGTGAAGCTGAATTTGCCGTAACTGACGATAAAAATACAGTATTAACACTTGAAGGTATGACTCAAGGTATCGAAGATAGAATAGATGAATTAAATAAACATTTAGCTGAAGAACAAAACGGTTTTATTAAAAAGAAACTAGAAGACAGATTAGCTATGTTATCAGGTAGTGTTGGTATAATTAAAGTTGGAGCAAACTCTAAGGTTGAGCTTAAAGAAAAGAAAGATAGAGTTGAAGATGCTATATATGCAACTAAAGCAGCTTTGCAAGAAGGTATTGTGCCAGGAGGTGGGGTAGCATTGTTAAACGCTAGCCAAAAAATTTCGACCAGCAGAGCTGGTAAGGTATTACTTAATGCTTTATCCGCACCGTTTAATACTATACTAGACAATGCTGGTTTGGAGCAAGTGGCACCAAGACCTATAAAAGGCATAGGTGTAGATGTCATAACTAGTAAAGAGGTTAATATGGTTGAGTCTGGTATTATTGATCCAGTACTTGTAACTAAGTCTGCACTTAAAAATGCTGTAAGTGTAGCATTAACTATCATGTCAGCAGATTGTGTAATATCAAATATCAGAATAGAAAATGCAAGCAGTTAACGATTACGTAATAATAGATATAATAAAAGAAGGGCCAAAAAAAGTTGGTGGCTTCATATTAACAGATGAAACAGATGAAACTAACAGATATAAAAAAGGAACTATCATTTCTGTGGGGAATGATGTGCCGATTGTTAAAAGAGGTAATAGTGTTTACTATGATGCTGTTGCTGGTCACGATATTAGTTATAATGATAGTATGTACCGGGTGATACGTGCTAGAGATATAGTTATAGTAGAATAATTACTATTCGCTAAAAACGTGTAATTACTATTAAAGTAGATTATACGTAAACTATAAACCATAAACAAAAAACAAAAAATCATAAATTAATTATTAATCATAAAAAAAAATACAAATGGAAAATTATTTATTTTTTGCTGCCGCTGATATCAATACAGGTGGTAGTAAAGCGGCAAGAGAAGGTTTGTGTATTGCATCAAGCCGATATTTAAGTTGCGATCCAGTTGGTACTACTAGCACAGCTTTCTTTTTTGATGGTATAGAAGGAAGAGACGAAGGTGTTATAAAAGTAGTGCTTACTCATGCTGCTAACAAAAACAAAGATGTTATAAAGGCAATGATGTCAATTATTAACTCTCAACCAAGTCATGGTGGATTTGTTGTTGTGGCAGACTCTGACGTAGCTGGTGCATCAAAAGATTCTGAATATAGTAAAGCTTTCAACGGCCTAGATGTTACAACAGTTGCTGTAACTGAATCAAAAGAAAGTAATCAAGTTACAGGAGGAAGTGGAGCTGGCTTAACTGGTACTGGTATAGGAGCGCCAGTAGTAAAAAGATACGAGCAAAATGGAGTAATGGTAACTACAGCGTTAATTGACTTAACTGGATTAACTGCTCATGGCGCTACTGCTAATGATGTTATAGGTATTAAAACCCTTGCACCTGATGCTTACTTGTTTAGATACAAAAGTGCTGATCACGGAGTTTTATTCAAAGCAAGTTTAGCTTGTTTAGAGCTTCCTGCTGGCGCTGGATCTTTAGTTGATATAAATGTAGTGGGTAATTCTAGCGGTACATTAGGATATACTGAAGCTGGTGGAACTGATTACGTTGTTAATAGTGGTACTCATGTTGCTCAAAGATCAGTAGAAAACTTAGATTTAAGTGCTGTAACTGACGGTATGTATCTTTATTTAACTGAAGGTACTACTGATGGTGACGACTCTGTCTTTACAGCTGGTCAATTATTATTAACTTTATACGGACATCCAGTATTGTCTTAGTAATAACTTTTAAAATTTAAAATTATGAAAAAATTTTTATATTTCGCTGATGGTAACGGAGCGAACTTAACAACAGAAGCTTATTGCGTTGAAGGCAAAAAGTTTTTAGGATGTGTGCCAACCAGCACTGTGGCTACAAAAGCTTTTTTTGGAGATGCTAATGTAGATGGTCAATTAGATGTGATTACATTTACCCATGATAATACAACTAACACAACTGGCCACAGATGTAAAGCTATAGGTAAATCGATAGTAGAAGCAGTTAATGCTGGGCCTCACATGAATGGTGTAACAGATGTTATTGATCTTGATACTAATAACACTTTAGATCTAAGCTTTGTAACTGGCATAGTAATTGCTAGAAACAGTGCTGAGCAACCAGTTTAATGCGATTAACTAGTCACGATTTACGTGATTTACAAATCCTTAAGTATTACAGGCTCGTTAGAAAATGGGCCTGTAAGACTTACGGGTTAACAGACGCTGATCTTGAACTGCTAATATATTTAGATTGTAAAGGAAGATTTACGCGTCAAGAATTTATCGACGGAACATATACCATGAGTTGGGATAAGAACCGTTGGGAAAAATTAAGGAGGAATGGTTGGATAGAAACGTGGAGACACAGAAATAGAACAACCATCAAATACTCAGTATTCAAAACCTCCTTTAAGTGCTCACACTTAATAAGTAGAATATATCGTATACTTTTAGGGGAAGAAGATATACCTACTTCGGAAAAGAGTGTGTTTTTTACTAACCAATCATACACCGATAAGGTCATGAATAAGTCTATCGATGATATGATAAAAGATAATGAACGATGATAGGAAAATTTGTTAATGGCTTATTCGGCAAAATAGTAGACAATGCAGAAGGAATACTTGACAAGGTTGTTACAACAGACAAAGAGCGCGATGAAGCTAAACTCGCTCTTAGAAGATTACTACTCGAAGCCGAAGCTGAAGCTTTCGCCAAAGAAGTTGAAGACAGAAAGAGCGCTAGGGATATGTATAAAGACGATGCGCTTATTCAAAAAATCCTTGCTACGTTATTTACGGCAGCGTACTTTGGATTAAGCTTTATGATGTTTAGATACTTTATAATAGGTGATATAAATATGGGCGAGTTTGAAATAAGCTTTGTCTCTACAATATTTGGCGCTATGAGTGCTAAAGTAAATACGGTTGTCGATTTCTTTTTCGGCGGATCGTCTAAAAAAAATGAACAACAAATAAATAATAAATAATTATGGGATTAAATTCAACAGCTACGGCTTATAATTTTGGACAATTTGGCTCTACTTTTTTAAGTGGCGATGGGGCTATATTAGATTTATCACAATCTGACGCTAAATATTACATTTGTGCTATAACTTTTGTTAGCAATACAAAATTTGGTGGTAGTGGCTTAGGTATTTTAGATGCTGGTAAAGGCCTTGGATTAGGTAATACACACTTTGCTTCTAATGAAGATACTCAAACGTTAGATACTGATTGGGGTGCTGATACAAATGCAGGTGATAATGATAGTGATCTTATAGTATTAGATGGTAGTGGTACAGAGTTTCCTGCTGGTATGACTTTATACGGTATGTACGATTATGTTGAACTACATGCTGGAGATGTTATATGTTATGTAGCACCTAGACCAGATTACAGATCTAGAAGCGCTGCTATATAATGGCATTAGGTAACGCAAACTCATCTGCTCAGTCTAGAGGTAAAAACAAAGCTGTAGTAGTAAAAAGACATAAAGAAGTTGCATTAGCGTCGAGCTTTGTTCAGTTTTCTCATGGATCTAAGCAAGCTAACGTACCTAACTCTTGTAGCGTTTCTTCTATGGATGAAATAGGATATACTGATAATACTTCTATTGGCTTTCCATTTAATCTAGGTGATTATTTTTATACAAGAAAAAGAGTTAATTCAAATTTTTATGTAGCAGATGGGTTTTATAAAGTAGGACCTAATAGTAAAGGTACTTTTTATAGTGCAGAAATAGTTAATGGTCGAGTAGCTTCTTCTCCTAGAGCAATACAATGTCCATAATAATAATAATTAAATTAAATTAAATATGAAAAAAGAAAAAATGGTTGACCTTAAACCTAAGGATGACAAAATATCAGATGAGCATTTAAAAGAGCTACAAGATATATTAAATATGACAAACAATATCCAATTTAAAATTGGACAATTAGAAGGACAGAAGCATACCTTACTTCATGAGTTAGGTTTAACGCAAAAGAAAATAGTAGATATGCAAGGTAAATTATCTAAAGAGTACGGCACTTTTGATGTTAATATTACTGATGGTACTATAAACAAACCTAAAGATGAAAAATAATATAATTAGAAAAATCACTATAGGTAAGGATTATAAAAATGATGCTATGCACTATTCTGTTAACCAAGAAGTTTATGGTGGTCATAAGATTTGTGATATAATAGAAGAGGAAGACAAATACTCTATTTATATTAGAAAAGACAAAGTGGTTATACCTTGGAAAGACTTTAATAAAAATATGGCTATATCAGTCGAGTATAACTTAGAATATTAATGAATGCTTATAAAGATTTTATTGTCTCTCCTATTGGCGGGCGTTATAATAACACTAAACAAATTGATGACAAAGAACTAGTATTAAATACTGAAATTTATAATCATCAATATATAAATAGATCAGCAAAAGTTATCGCTACTCCACTATTGTTTCAATCACCTCTAAAGGTAGGTGATGAAATAATAGTACATCATAACATATTTAGAAGGTGGAGTGATGTTAAAGGTAGAGAAAAAAATAGTAGATCATATTGGAAAGATAATAAATATATAATATCAAAAGATCAAATATATTTATACAAGCGCGATAATTGGATTGCTATGCCAGGCTTTAGTTTTGTAAAACCTTTAAAGGCTATAAATAAATTTAACGTAGAATCAGAAAGGCCATTAATTGGTATTGTTAAATATTCTGATGGTAAGTTTAATAAAAAAGACTTAGTTGGATTTAGACCTAATAGTGAGTTTGAATTTATTATTAACGGAGAAAAGTTATATAGGGTTATGAATAATTTTATTACAATTAAATATGAATATCAAGGAAACGAAGAAGAATATAATCCAAGCTGGGCAAAAAGCAGTTGAAGAATTAATTAAAGTTGCTAAAGAACCTATAGTTGATAGTGATGATGATATATCAGCTGATAGATTAAAGAATGCCGCGGCTACAAAGAAGTTAGCTATATTCGATGCTTTTGAAATATTAAATCGTATAAACGAAGAAGAAAATATGCTTGAAGGTAAAGTCGAAGAAAAGAAAGAAGTTAAGTTTAAAGGTTTTGCAGAAGGTAGATCAAAATGAAGTACGAACAAAGCTTATATAAAATAGTAGAGCCAATAAGGTTAAATACTATTAAAAGATTAAATAAAAGTAAGAAGTGGGAGTACGGATATAATAAAGAAAACGATGTAGTTGTTATATCTAAAACTGGAATAATAGGTGATGTTATAGAAATACAAGGTTTACAAATAGCTTTACCTAAACAACCAACTAATATATATAGTTGTAGTAAAGACAAAGCAGGACAAAAATGGAAGCAGTTCCAAGCTAATCCAGCTTTTAAAAAAATTAAAACTGTATTTGACTGGCAAGATTATCCAGATGATTTTAAACAAGATCATTACGAATATATAGACGAAGAGTTTAAAAGAAGAGAAGAAGGTTTTTGGTTTATGAATAACGGTAAACCAACCTATATAACAGGAACGCATTACATGTATTTACAGTGGAGTAAAATAGATGTTGGCGCTCCAGATTTTAGAGAAGCAAATAGATTATTTTTTATATTCTGGGAAGCTTGTAAAGCAGATAAAAGATGCTATGGAATGTGTTATTTAAAAAATAGACGTTCTGGTTTTTCTTTTATGAGTTCAGCTGAAACTGTTAATTTAGCTACATTAGCTAGTGATAGTAGATTTGGTATATTATCTAAGACTGGTGCTGATGCAAAAAAAATGTTTACGGACAAAGTAGTGCCTATTAGTTTAAATTATCCTTTCTTCTTCAAGCCAATACAGGACGGTATGGACCGACCAAAGTCCGAACTTGCTTACAGGGTGCCAGCTAAAAAGTTTACGCGTAAAAAAATACGTGAGCGTGAAGAGATGGATGATGTTGAAGGATTAGATACAACTATAGACTGGAAAAACACAGGTGATAACAGCTATGATGGTGAAAAACTAAATTTACTAGTTCACGATGAAAGTGGCAAGTGGGAAAGGCCTGATAATATAAAAAACAATTGGAGAGTTACAAAAACTTGTTTAAGATTAGGTAGTAGAATAGTTGGTAAATGTATGATGGGTAGTACTAGTAATTCACTTGATAAAGGTGGTGATAACTTTAAACAACTATATAATAACTCAGATGTAACAAAACGAAATCGTAATGGACAAACAAAATCTGGACTATATTCTTTATTTATCCCAATGGAGTGGAACTACGAAGGTTTTATTGACGAGTATGGTCAACCAGTATTTAACACGCCTAAAAAAGAAATACACGATCCGCAAGGATTAGAAATAGACCAAGGTGTTATAGACCATTGGGATAATGAAGCCGAAGGATTAAAAGATGATCAAGACGCTTTAAACGAATTTTATCGTCAGTTTCCTAGAACTGAAGAACATGCGTTTAGAGATGAGACAAAAAATAGTTTATTTAATCTTATAAAAATATACGAGCAAATAGACTATAACGAAGGTAACAGAAACTCTTCAGTAATAACGCCTGGTAACTTTCAATGGTTAAATGGTAAAAAAGATACATTAGTTACTTTTAATCCAGATCCTAATGGTAGGTTTAAAATAAGTTGGGTGCCAAACGGTAAATTACAAAATAACGTTATTATCAAAAATGGCGTAAAATATCCAGGTAATGAACATATAGGAGCATTTGGATGTGACTCATACGACATATCTGGAACAGTAGATAAACGAGGTTCAAAAGGTTCTTTGCATGGACTAACAAAGTTTTCAATGGAAGATGCTCCAGCAAACACTTTTTTCCTTGAATATATAGCAAGACCACAAACAGCTGAAATATTTTTTGAAGATGTTTTAATGGCATTAGTATTTTACGGCATGCCAATACTTGCTGAAAATAACAAACCAAGATTATTGTATTATTTGCGAAGAAGAGGATATAGAGGATTTAGTATGAATAGACCTGATAAGGTTTGGAATAAATTATCTGTAACAGAAAAAGAAGTTGGTGGTATGCCAAACTCAAGTGAAGACATAAAACAAGCTCATGCCGCTGCTATAGAAATGTATATCAATGATCACGTTGGATTATTACAAGATGGTACTTATGGTACTATGTATTTTAATGAAACATTAAATGATTGGTCAAAGTTTGATATAAATAAAAGAACTAAGCACGATGCGTCGATAAGTTCTGGTTTAGCAATAATGGGTTGTAATAGACATCTTTACCGACCAAACCCAAAACAAAAAAGAGAACCAGTAAATATACATATATCAAGGTATAATAATAAAGGATTTCAATCTACATTAATAAAAAATAAAACATGACAGAGAATTATATAAACTTTCCATCTCAAGCTGTTAGTGATTTAGAAAAGTTATCTGAAGATTACGGTTTAAAAGTTGCTAAAGCTATAAGGCAAGAATGGTTTACAGGCGCTAATTCTAAATTCAATAGTAATATAAACAATTATCACGAATTAAGATTATATGCTAGAGGAGAACAATCAGCACAAAAGTATAAAAACGAATTATCAATTAATGGTGATTTGTCTTATTTAAATTTAGATTGGAAACCTGTTCCTATTATTCCTAAGTTTGTTGATATTGTGGTAAACGGTATGTCTCAAAGAAATTACGAAATATCTTGTTTTTCACAAGACCAGTATGGCGTTAATAAAAGAACTGAGTACATGAAGTCTATTATGGAAGATATGGCTGCTAAAAATTACAGTAACTTAGTTCAACAACAATTTGGTATAGATATATTTGATAACGATCCAGAAACACTACCTGATACAGAAGAAGAGCTAGCCTTACATATGCAACTTAATTACAAGCAGGCTGCTGAAATAGCTGAAGAGCAAGCTATAGATGTTTTAATGGAAGCTAGTGATTATGATTTAATAAGAAGAAGATGTTTGTATGATTTAACCGTACTTGGTATAGGCGCGACAAAAACAACGTTTGACTTTACTGATGGAGCTAAAGTTAAGTATGTTGATCCAGCTAATTTAGTTTACTCTTATACAGAGTCACCTTATTTTGACGATATATATTATGTTGGCGAATTAAAAGAAATACCAATAAACGAATTAGTAAAAGAGTTTCCTGAGTTAACAGAACCTGAAATAGAAGATATAGTTAAAAAATCTGGTAAAACAATATATTCTGGTTATGACTATAGATTAAATACGGATAAAAATAAAATAGAAGTTCTTTACTTTAATTACAAAACTCATATGAATGATGTTTATAAATTAAAGAAAACAGGTAGTGGCGCGGAAAAAGTAATACAAAAAGATGATACGTTTAATCCACCTGTTGAAAACATGGATGGCGATTTTAGTAAACTAGAAAGAGTTATAGAAGTTTTATATGAAGGTGTTTATGTTATAGGTGCTGATAAATTATTAAAATGGAAAATGGCTGATAACATGATGAGGTCTGAGTCTGATTTTGGTAGTGTTAAAATGAACTATCAAATAGTTGCACCTAGAATATACAGAGGTAAAATAGAGTCTATAGTTAGCAGAATAACTGGGTTTGCTGATATGATTCAATTAACTCATTTAAAGCTACAACAAGTAATGGCACGTATGGTACCTGATGGAGTTTACTTAGATGTAGATGGTTTAGCAGAAGTTGACCTTGGTAACGGCACTAACTATAATCCGCAAGAAGCTTTAAATATGTTCTTTCAAACTGGTAGTGTTATAGGTAGAAGCTTTACATCTGAAGGTGATGGTAATCCTGGCAAAGTCCCAATACAACAAATAAACAACGGTGTTAATAGCGGTAAAATACAAAGTTTAATATCTACGTATAATTATTATTTACAAATGATAAGAGATACAACAGGGTTAAATGAAGCTAGAGACGCTGCTACTCCAGATAAAAACGCTTTAGTTGGTGTTCAAAAATTAGCTGCTGCAAATTCAAACACAGCTACTAGACACATATTGCAATCTATGTTATATATAACAGCGGAGGTTGCCGAATGTATGTCGTTAAGAATATCTGATATAGTTGAATATTCTCCAACAAAAGACGCTTTTATTAGAGCAATTGGATCACATAACGTTGCTACGTTAGATGAGCTTAAAGATTTACACTTGTATGATTTTGGTATATTTATAGAGTTATTACCGGATGAAGAAGAAAAAGCGTTGCTAGAAAATAACATACAACAATCATTAGCTCAACAAAGCATAGATTTAGACGATGCTATAGATTTACGTAGTGTTAGAAATATAAAATTAGCTAATCAATTATTAAAAGTAAAACGTAAAGCTAAAGCTTCTAGAGATCAACAAATGCAACAACAAAATATGCAGGCTCAAGCACAGGCCAATGGACAAGCTCAACAAGCGGCCGCTCAAGCTGAAATACAAAAAGCTCAAGCCAAAACGCAAGCTGAGGCACAATTAGAGCAAACAAGAAATCAATTAAAAATACAATACTTACAACAAGAAATACAAGCTAAAAAAGAATTAATGGAGTTTGAATTTGAATTAAACTCTAAATTAGAAGGAATGAGGCAAAGCACTGAAAAAGAAAAAGAGGATAATAGAGAAAAGAAAAAAGACCTAAGAATAGACAGGCAAGCTCAACATCAAATGAATATGATTGAGCAAAGAAAACAGGGTGATTCTGATAAAAAATTTGAATCATCAGGTAATGATATAATTAGTGGAGGAGCGAATATGGAAAGATTCGGCCTTTAATTTTTAATATTTTATAAAATTTTATTATGGAAGAAAACAAAAAAGTTGTTGAAGAAACAACAGAACAACCAATTGAAGAGGTTGTAGAAAAAATAGACGAGTCTAAATTTAAAAGCGCTGGTGATGACAGCGTTATTAAGGTAGACTTAAACAAACCACTTACGCCACCAGAAAAGGTAGTTAAAGAAGAACAAGATGAAAAAGTTGAAGAACTTCCAGTTATGGAAGAAGTTACTGTAGAAGAACTTAAAGATTCAACTGAAAAAGAGGTTGAAGAAATAAAAGAAGTTGCAAATGAAGCTATAGCTGAAACAGAGGCTACTGGAAAACCTTTACCAGAAAACATACAAAAACTTGTAAGTTTTATGGAAGAAACTGGTGGTGATTTAAATGATTACGTAAGCTTAAATAGAGACGTTGAAAAAATGGACGACTCTGATGTGTTAGACGAATATTACAAAACAACTAAGTCTCACTTATCAAGTGAAGAGCGCGGGTTTTTATTAGAAGACACATTTGGTATAGATGAAGAAGTTGATGATGAAAAAACTATACGTAAAAAAAAGATAGCCCTCAAAGAGCAAGTTGCCGAGGCTAGAGCCCACTTAGACAGGCAAAAGTCTAAATATTACGAAGAAATTAAAGCTGGAAGTAAGCTCACTGAAGAGCAACAAAAAGCTATTGATTTTTTCAACAGATCTGAAGAGCAGAAAGAAATAGTAGAGAAAAGCAAAAGAACATTTTTAAATAGAACAGATAGCTTCTTTGGACAAGATTTCAAAGGTTTTGAATATAATGTCGGAGATAAAAGATATAGGTTTAATATTAAAGATGTTGATAAAGTAAAGACAACTCAAAGTGATATTAATAATTTTGTTAGTAAGTTTACTGATAAAGATAATACAACTATTGAAGATGCCGCTGGGTATCATAAGTCTTTATTCACTGCTATGAATGCGGATGCTATAGCAAAGCATTTTTATGAGCAAGGTAAAGCCGATGCTATTAAAAATACGGTTGCTAGAGGTAAAAACATAAACTTAGAACCTAGAAAAACTCACGGCGAAGTAAACGTTGGAGGTATTAAAGTAAAGGCTTTAGGTGAATCATCTGCTCAAATTAAAAACAGATCTTTTAAAATTAGAAAGAAAAGTTAAACAATTTAAAACAAATTTATTATGGCAATTACAAATGGGCCGTTGTTAAATAAAGTTCCGTCTGCACAACAGCAAACTTTATCTAGCAACTATATAGACTTCGCAGGTGGTTCTACTGGCTGGGAGCAACAATACTTGCCTGACTTAATGGAGAAAGAAGCTGAGGTGTTCGGTCAAAGAACAATCGCTGGATTTCTTGAGAAAGTTGGAGCAGAAGAGGCTATGACTGCTGATCAAGTAGTATGGTCTGAACAATCAAGATTACACTTATCATACGTTGGTACAGTAGCAACAGCTGGTGATACTAACGGTACATTTACTGTAGTAACTGATATCGATGGATCTGCTGACGGTGAAAATGGTTTCGCTGTAGCTAATCACGGTGTTAGAGTAAATGATATTGTACTTATAGCAACTGCTGGTATCGTAACTAAATGTTTAGTTGTAGAAACCCCAGCAACAGCTGTTATTACGGTTGAACCATATGATAAAGCAGATTTAACTGGACACGCAACAACTGCATCTGGTTCTGTTTTACTAGTTGTAGGTTCTGAGTACGGTAAAGGAGCTAAATATGCTGATATTACTGGTGCTGCTGAAGCTGATAAAAGAACTGCATTAACGCCTACGTTTAAATCTTATAGTAACAAACCAATTATCATGAAAGATTACTACGAAGTATCTGGATCTGATGCGTCACAAATTGGATGGGTTGAAGTTACTGGAGAAGATGGACAAAATGGTTACTTGTGGTACTTAAAAGCTGAAGGTGATACAAGAGCAAGATTCACTGACTACATGGAAATGGCTATGTTAGAATCTGAAAAAACAGATGGTAACTCTATTATTGGTTTTAACGGAAGTATTGTTCGTGACGGTACTGATGCTGGAGCTGATGGTGCTGGTACTGAAGGTTTATTCGCTGCTATTGAATCAAGAGGTAATATTACTTCAGGTGTAACAGGTGTTAACGCTGCTACTGACTTAGCAGAGTTCGATGCTATCTTAGCTGAATTTGACAAGCAAGGTGCTATTGAAGAAAACATGATGTTTGTAAATAGAGCTACGTCTCTAGCTATTGATGACATGTTAGCTTCAATGAATTCTTACGGAGCTGGAGGTACTTCTTATGGGGTATTTGACAACGACGAAGATATGGCTTTAAATTTAGGTTTCTCAGGTTTCCGAAGAGGTTCTTACGACTTCTACAAATCTGATTTCAGATACTTAAATGACAAAGCTACTAGAGGAGAAATAAACAGAATTGCTGGTTCTGCGGCAATTAGAGGCGTTATGGTTCCTGCTGGTACATCTACTGTATATGATCAAATGTTAGGAAAGAATCTTAAGAGACCTTTCTTACACGTTAGATATAGAGCTTCACAAACTGATAATCGAAGATTTAAAACTTGGGTTACTGGTTCTGTTGGCGCTGCTACATCTGCTTTAGATGCAATGCAACTACATATGTTAACTGAAAGATGTTTAGTTACTCAAGGTGCTAACAACTTTATGTTAATGAAGTAAGACTATTTATTTATAAGGGCGGTCACGTATCGCCCTTATATTTTTTTTAATTTTTTTATTATATTATATTATGGCAAAGAAAAAAGAAACAGCTAAGGTTGAAGAGCCTATAGTTGAAGAAACAGTGGTTGTAAAAGAACAACCTAAGGTTGAAGCTCCTAAAGAAAAAGCTAAACCAAAATGGGAAATAAAAGACAGAATGTATTACTTAAAAGGTAAAAAGAAGCCTTTATCAAGATCAATTAGATCAGCTAATGTATATTGGTTTGATAACGAAAAAGGGTTTGAAAGAGAATTAAAATACTGTCAAAATCAAAGAACCCCGTTTGTTGATGAAATGAAGGGTGACCAAAGATTAGAACATATAATTTTTAGAAGTGGATCCTTGTACGTACCAAAAGAAAAAACAGTATTACAAAAGTTTTTATCTTTATACCACCCAGACAGAAATGTTTTATACTACGAAGACAAGCCTGTTGAAACAGCTAAAAATCAATTAGATTGGCTAGAGTTTGAAGTTGAAGCTCTTAAAATAGCTAAAGATTTAGATATAGATATGGTTGAGGCTATAATGAGAGTTGAAATAGGTTCTAAAGTAAATGGCTTAAGTTCTAAAGAGCTTAGAAGAGATTTAATATTATTTGCTAGAAGAAATCCGCAATTATTTATAGAACTAACAACTGATGAAAATGTTCAACTTAGAAACTTTGGTATAAAAGCTGTTGAGGCTGGTATATTAAAATTATCACAAGACCAAAGATATTTTATGTGGGCATCAACTAGTAGAAAACTAATGACAGTACCATTTGAAGAACATCCATACTCAGCATTAGCTGCTTGGTTTAAAACCGACGAAGGCATGGAAGTTTATTCCAATGTTGAAAAAAGAATGTTGTAGCAACATTTAATTAATATTAATAGCCACCTTAACGGGTGGCTATTTTTATTTAAAGGCTAACCTTCCGCTTTATTATGTAACTATATAATAGTAAAATATAAGCAAATGGCAATAAACATAAACACGATATACGAAAAGGTTTTAGCGCTAGCTAATAAGGAACAAAGAGGTTATATAACACCTCAAGAGTTTAACTTATTAGCTGATAAAGCTCAAAATGAAATATATGAAAACTATTTTCATAAAGCTAGAAACTCAAACGTCAAACCAAAAGACGATGATACATATACAGATACTTTAGAAATGATAGAAGCTAAGCTATCTCCTTTTTTAAAATCAAATACAAATACTAATATTTCCAGTGGAATACTAACATTACCTAGTGATATATATAAACTTGATATTATAAGAGTAGGAAGTAATCTTGCTACAGAGGTAAATAAAAAAGAAGAAAGATACATTATATCTTTAGGTGAAACTGGTTCAGTGTTATATCCAACTAGTGTTAGGCCAATTTTTAATAGAGTATCTTCTACTACAGTTAAAATAACACCAGCTCCAAACGATGGCTCTAGTTGTACTATAAATTACTATAAACAACCGACTGCTCCAAAATGGGCTTATGTTATTGTTAACGAAAAAGCTTTATATAACTCTAATGAAAGTGTTAATTTTGAATTATCGACTACTGAAGAAGAAACGCTAGTGTTAAGAATATTAATGTTAGCTGGCTTAACAATACAAAGACCTGACGTTATACAAGCTGGTGGTCAAGGTTTACAAATGATTAATCAAGAACAAAATAGTTAATTATGGGATTATTAGGATCAACAACACAAGCAAGTTATTATAGTTCAGATAATTCTGCTAATTATGGTAATTATCAGTTTGTAAATTTAGACACTATTATAAATAACTTTATGTATATTTATGTAGGTGAAAATAAAATAATATCTAAAATAAATAGAACTGATGTACAATTTCATGCTATGAGAGCTGTGCAAGAGTTATCTTACGACGTTTTAAAATCTTTTAAAACTCAAGAAATAGAAGTACCAAATACTTTAACAATGACTTTACCTCAAGACTATGTTAATTATTCTAAAATAACAAGGATAGGTACTGATGGTATTGAAAGAAGAGTATACCCAACAAGGCATACTTCTAATCCATTTGCAATAACTCAAGGAACAGATGGATCATATACACTTGATATCGCTAGAAGAAAAGTTGTAATAACAATACCAGCAAACGGAGCTTCTGATATTAATGATGGAGAATTTATTTCATTAATATGGAAAGCTTCAGGACCTACAAGATTACATATTATATTTGATAAAGATACTGATATAACTGATGGTATCGCAGCTAGTAATGTTCTTTCTATTAAAACAGGTATATCATTAAGTGGTAGTGAAACCCAACAACAAATTGTTGATGATTTAATTGCAAAAATTAATGCTCTTGGTTATCACACGGCTACTGATCTTGGTGGTGGCGCTCTGCAAGTGGAATATCCCGCTGATCTATCAGGTTTTAGTACTAGTTATGTGAACACGGCTAGTGGCGAAGGTATTTATCCAGCTGGAGCAACTGGCGCTGCAGAATCAAACACAACAAACATGGCTATAGCTGTAACTAGCACCGGTACTTCTTCAGCAGAAACTTTATTAGAGCAAACGCCAAGTAATACATCTTCATTATTTGAAGATCAAACTACATCTAATTTTAATTTATACGATATAAACTTTTCATCAGATATAGAAATATCTCATCAAGGTAGAAGATATGGTTTAGAGCCTGAAAACGCTCAAATGAATGGTAGTTTTTTTATAGATAATTTAAGAGGCAAAATACACTTTGGTTCTTCATTAGCTGGTGAAACTATAATATTACATTACGTAAGCGATGGCCTGGGTACAGACTCTGAAATGGTTGTTCATAAGTTTTGCGAAGAGGCTTGTTATAAATGGATAATGTATGGAGTACTTTCAGGTAGGTCTAACATACCTGAATACTTAGTTCAAAGATTTAAAAAAGAAAGATTTGCTGAAACTAGAAAAGCAAAAATAAGATTATCGAATATTAAGATAGAAGAATTTACTCAAGTACTTAGAGGTATGGGTAAGCAAATTAAATAACTATGCCACAAATTAAACAAAACTTTTCAGGTGCTAAAATGAACAAAGACCTCGATGAGAGAATTGTTCCTAAAGGCCAATATAGAGATGCTTTAAACATTAAAATATCTACTAGTGATGGTGATGCTACTGGTATAGGTAATGTTGGTACGGCTCAAAATTTAGAAGGCAATAGAAAAATATTAACAACTTCAACTACTATAGATTACAATGGTAAAAAATCTAAAATAGTAGCTAGCATAAGTGATGAGGGCGATGATAAAGCTTATTTTTTTACAGCTGCTCCAGTTCCACTAGAGGGTGTAGAATCTATTACTCACACAGCTATAATCGCTGGATATGACGGGCAAACAGAAATACAATGGGCTGATAGTATAAGATCAGTAGAAACTGTAGGTAGTGAAGAAACTGGCAAGTGGGTTTTTGTAGATAAATTTGCTGTTACGGGGACTAAGGCTGATACTATGAATACTTTTCCATCATCTCCAGCAGATGGTTATACACAAATAACAGTTATTGATGGTACTAAGTATAGAGTTGGTATGAGAATTTATGCTTTAGATACTAATGGTGTTAATTTATTATCAGATGGTGATAAACCTTATGTTGAAATAATTAGAATAGGTGATGGAGATGGAGGCAATTTAAACGTACTAACTTTAGCTAAGCAGCAAACAGCAGATTTAAATAACGCTGTAGCTTTTAAATTTATACATCCAGAAAGAGTTTTAGAGTTTGATTATTACAAAGGAGATATTTTTGAAACTATAAATATAATACCAACAGCATCAATAGATATATTAGATAATCTTTTATTGTGGTCTGATGGTAAACACGAGCCAAAAAAAATAAATATAGATAGATCGATAGCTGGAACTGATCCTTCAGGTGGAATAGTTGCTAGTCAAGGTGGCACAACACATACTAAACTATGTGTTAATTTTCCAAAGCAAGATGATTTAGTTTCTGTATCAGAACTTGAATATACTTTACTTAACGGATTGTCTGATGATATAAAAAAAGAGCATATAACAGTAATTAAAAAAGCTCCTGTATCTCCACCTAATATAGAAGTTAAAAGCGCTGATAGAGATTTAGATCAAGACTTTCCTATATTTTTCAACTTTATTCAAGATAATCTTTTACCAACACCTGGTGATACTAGAGTTATTACATTTCCTGACGTTATAAATTTTAGAGTAGATGACGTTTTTAGTTTTGATGCTTCTAATGTTGTTAATCCTATAACTATACGTTTAAAAGTAATAGAAAAAAATAATAGCGAAGGTACTGTTGAAATTTTATTTGTTGACAGTGACTTAACACAAGATACAAATCCTAACAATTGGATAGTTAACTTAGAAACTAGACCACCATTTTTTGAGACTAAATTCGGTAGATTTGCTTATAGATATCAATATGAAGATAATGAATATTCTAGCTTTTCACCTTTTTCAGAATTAGCTTTTTTACCTGGTGGGTTTGAATATACTCCTTCTAAAGGATTCAATGAAGGTATGGCTAACACTGCTAGAAAAATAGTAGTTAGAGGTTGGTTACCTACAAATTATACAAGACCACTTGATGTTAAAACTATTGATATACTATGGAAAACAACAGATGATCAAAATGTTTATATAGTAAAAAGTATTAAAAGAAACATAGATACTGAGTGGAAAGACATGGCTGATAATGTTAACTTAAGTGAAACAGGTGAATTTATTATAGCTTCAGAAATGATACATAGAGTTGTTGAAGCTAATCAAACACTAAGAGCTTGGGATAATGTTCCAAGATATGCTAGAGCCCAAACAATAACTAGTAATAGAGTTATTTACGGTAATTATACCCAAGGTTATGAGTTAGATGCTAATATTGGCTTATTGCAAACTTTGGTTTCTAAAAAAGGTTTATTTCCAAGAGGACAAAAATCTGTAAAATCACTTAGAAATTATCAATTTGGTATTGTTATTGGAGATAAATATGGTAGAGAAACTCCAGTTATGTCTAATGGTTACAAAGATAACGACGGTCAAGTTATGCCATCTTCATCTAAAGTACCTAAAAGTTTAGCTAGCTATTCTAATAAATTTAAAATAGAACAAAGCTGGACAGACTCTGACCCAACACAATTAACTTGGATGGAGTATGTGAAGTATTATGTTAAAGAAACTTCAAATGAATATTATAATTTAGTATTAGATAGAGTTTATAATGCTGGCGATGGTAATGTTTGGTTGGCTTTTAATTCAGCTGACAGAAATAAAGTAGATGAAGAAACGTATTTGATATTAAAAAATGAACATGGTAGCCAAACGGCTGTTGATGAAGAGGCTAGATATAAAATAATAGCAATATCTAATGACGCTCCTGATTTTATAAAAACTGACGAAAGAAAGTTTGATTTAATATTAATAGATAACATAAATGTTTATGGCGATGATGATGGCGATGGAACGCCTAATAACGTTTCCGATGCCGTACCTGGTAGGTTGATTGGTTATAGAACTTTAAGAAGTGCTCATCTTCCTGTAGATGATAATGGTGTTATAAAGGATATGGAATTTAAAGGTATACCTAGAGTTAAAATAATAGCTCAATTTACAACTGGTGGTGTTACTTATGAAGTTGAAAGCCCAACAAGAACTATTACTAGAATATTTTCTGACGACAATGGTAGTCCTGGTATTGTTATTAGAGAAGAGTTTGATCAAGGTGATGTTAGCATGTATGATCGTTTATTAGCTCAGCTGCCTGATGCTAGTGTTTTACCTATAGGTGATGCTGATGAAAATATACAATACAACTTACAGTTTATAGATGCTGTTGTAGAAAACAAGCCGCAGTTTGATGGTAAGTTTTTTGTTAAAGTAGCAAAAGACAATACTTTAGAGGCTAGAGTTTTAGGTAATTCATTAGGTGAATATCAAGTTTTAAATACTTACGAACTTGCATTTTTAGCAGATGAAGCAACTAATCCAGCTTTAGATGATAACGAATATGCTTCAGAAATGGATTATGAAGCAGAAAACTGGGAAACAGTTGCTCAATTTACTAACTCAAATATAGGAGGGACAACTGGTGATTTACCTAACTTTATAAACCTTAATGGTGATTCTGGAGCTACTGATGAGTTTTGGGTGTCTTGGTATAATAGCTCAAATAGAACTGCTGATATATTTATAGATAGCGTTCCAGCTTTCAGTGGATTTAATTTACCTCAAAACGATGGTAACGCTTTAATAGATTATAACTCTGGATATACTCCAATGAACACAGTCGATGGCACTTCAAACTGGCACCCACAAGGATTATCTAACGGAGCACTTTCAGATGGCACGCTTGGTCAATTTACTTTTTCTACAATTGGAAATTCAAATAGTGAAGACAATCAACCGTGGCAAGGTACTAATTCTTACTTTAAAAGTAAAATGCAACAAACTGGTACTTTGTTTAGATTTAGAGATGATCCTAATCAAGAGGTTTATTATGTTGAAACTACACAAGAACAAACGTTAGGAGACTCTGGTGAAACACTTTCAGGTCCAATAACTATAGAAAGCAAAAACTTTGATAATAACGGATCTAGTAATTATGTTGATAGAGTATCAATAATAGTTAGATTTAAAAGAGTAGGCGCTAATGGCCAGCCAATACAACCAAATACTGGGCTAGACCCAACGGTTTGGGATCCTAGAGGAACTGTTAAACATAACGGTCTTAGTAGTATGACTATTGATTTTGTAGAAAGAGTACCTGTTAATAGTTTGTCAGACGACTCAATATCAACAAGTGCTGCATGTTTTGAAACAGAGCCTAAAGAAGATGTAGGCTTAGATATATACTACGAAGCCAGTGGAGCTATACCTGTTAGGTTAAAGCAAGAAAATATAATAAATTTTACTGGAGCAAATAAAATAAAAGAAAGAGCTAGTGGATTTAATATTGAAAATAGAAAAATAACAAATAATAATATTGTAAATATAACACTATCTGGTGAACCATTTGTTTATCAAACTATAGGAGATGATGGTATAGAAATAAGAAGAACTGTTAATGGTAGTATAACTAAGTTAACAACAATAGTAACTGATGGTACATCTGATACCACGTGTGCTGCTATTGGTGACGTTGTTAGATTTGAAAACAAAAGTGGCTTAGTAACTAAGTCTAAAATTTTAGATCACTACAAAATTATTAGTACATCGGCGCCTGTAGTAACAGCTGCTGTTGTGCCTTCAGATCGCTATACACTAACTGGTGATGGCGTAAATAGCGACGATGCTAACGTTGATAACTATATTACCGTAAGTATTGGTGATTCTAATTATGGTAATGTAACAGTTGGAATGCAGGTGACTGGAGATAATGTTAAACCTGGGACGTTTGTTAAAAGTATTCAAGGCGCTTCATTTAAATTAAATCAAGCTTTAATAACAGAGGGTAGTTCTAGTTTTACATTTATTGATGTTACAGGGTACTTTAAAATAGAAAAAGAAGTATGGAAATATTCAGTTGAGTTAGGTTGGTTTAATTGTTACTCGTTTGGTAATGGTGTTGAGTCTGATAGAATTAGAGATGACTTTAATGCGCCTCAAATAGATAACGGTGTAAAAGTATCATCTACATTTTTAAATTACGGAGAAGAAAATAAAACCAGTGGTATGATATTTTCAGGCTTATATAATTCCACGTCAAGTGTTAATAATTTAAATGAGTTTAACATGGCTGGAAAAATAACAAAAGATTTAAATACTACATATGGTTCTATCCAAGCTGCTCACGCAAGAGATAATGACGTTGTTGTTTTTACTGAAGATAAAGTATTAAGAATTCAATCAGGTGGTAAAGACGCTTTGTTTAATGCGGATGGTAATACTCAATTAACCGCTACTAATAGAGTTTTAGGTACATCAATGCCATTTGCTGGTGATTATGGAATATCACTTAATCCAGAGTCATTAGCTATGGATGGTTATAGAATGTATTTTGCTGATAAACAAAGAGGTGCTGTATTAAGATTATCTGGTAACGGTGTTACGCCTATATCAGATGTTGGTATGAAAACTTATTTTAGAGAAAATTTAAAATACCACGTAAACATATCTGGATCGTTTGATGGTGTGGAAGATGAATATAATCTTACTTTACATAAAATAAATAAATTTGCACAAAACACCCCGCTGCTCGATTCTAAAACAATTTCTTTTAGTGAATCGGCTAAAGGTTGGGTTAGCTTTAAGTCTTTTACTCCATTAACAGCAACTAGTTTATCTGATAGATATTATTCTGTTGAAGATAATACTATATGGAAACACAATAGTTCTACTGCTCTTAGAAATAACTTTTACAACGTTCAATATAATTCAGAAATTGAAGTTTTATTTAATGATCAACCTGGTTCTATTAAATCTTTTAAAAATATTAATTACGAGGGAACGCAAGCTAAAATAGATAAATTTCGTGATACTAGTATTAATCCTGAAAATTTTACTATATATGGCGGAACTATAGATACAGATCCCCTTAGTGATACATATGGTAACGTTAGTGATTCAGCTGGGAATAATTTAGGTGTAATGAATGATTTAGAGTATTACAATATAGACGGAAAAACAGGCTGGTATGTAGATAATATTACTACAGATAAACAAACTGGTAATGTTAATGAATTTATAGAAAAAGAAGGTAAATGGTTTAATAAAATAAACGGAGATACTACTACTGAAACTAATTTAGATACTAGTGAATTTTCCGTACAAGGTATTGGCCTTCCTTTAGCAACACCTGTAGAAACACAAACTGAAACTACGGTTACTATCCAGGCTACTGACTCAGATGACCTAACATATAATAGCGAACAAAATAAACCTTTTTAATATGCCTATATATAATTTTACAGTATCGCAATTTACATTTACAGAAGCAGTAACTGATGCAGTATATGCTGGCAACATGATTAGTGGTGGAACTATGACTATAACGCCTAACTCAGGTTATGTTGTTTCAGCTTCTAGTTTTTCAGCCGCGGGTACTTTACCTGGGCAGTTTGCCAGTATATCATTTTCAGACACAGCTGTAGCTGGTGAAGTTGATAATACAGTATTAGTTACATTTACGTTTTCAGCTTTATTTGAAATGACATCAGAGTTAGAAAATATAAATTTACCAATATCTGGACACGCTGACCTGCTTGATGATAAAAGGCGTATTAGTATTAACTTTGATTTTATTGATAATACTACAGAAAATTTAAATGGAGCTACGGCTTTAACTCAAGCGGCTGGTATAACAAAAGATCCATCAATTGGAGAACCAAGTGCTGATTCTAATGGTTTAAAAACAACTAATTTTTCAGGAACAATCGATGCTGAAAACAGTATACACGTAGCAACTGTAATTCTTGAAAGAAACCCTCTTAATTTTCACTTTAATGATAACGCAACAATCAGTGTTGAAAATGCACCGTCTAGCGCCAATTTTTCATTGCAGCACGTTTCAACAGCAGCTACAAATAGTGAGGGGCAGGCTACTCATCTTCAATATCATTTAAAACTAAACAGTGATGTTAGTATACCTAGTGGATTAGATTGTAAAGTTTTTATACATTATACAGGTATAGCAGATATAAGTTCTACAAAAGAAATAAGACAGATTATATATGGGCCACCTGAAATATCTATTAAAGGTGCTACAAAAAGAATAAAAATAGTAGGTGACGTTGGAGCTGAGTTTGATTTAACAGTAACAAAAAATAGTGACAACACATCTATAATGGACACTGATTTAGCCAACGCTGATGTTATTCATATTCCAAAAGGGTTAATAAGAGGGTTAAACAAAACATTAACGTCTACAAACACAAGTCAGTTATTTGCTACATATGAGTTTATTCAAGAGTTTCCATCTGCTAGTTCTAATGAAATATATCATATAAATGTAACACCTAAAGGTAGCACAATATTGAATTCAAATTTAGAACAAGCACCACCGCAAGGAATAATATATCAATATATAAATCCTACTTTAACAATAAGAGCTACTACAGCCAACGGTTTACTAGCAAATCAAACTAACATAGTCTACACTGGAAGACCAAATAAAAAACCTGGTCAATTAAAGAATATTAAAACTGTAGTAGAGTTTTTTCAAATTGATTATACTATTACTAATTCAGCTGGTAGAGCGGTTAGCAAAGTTGATGATGATCCTAAATGGTCAAGTACGGTTTCTACAAACTCCGATTGGACTAATTCTTTGTACTCAACAAATGGTGGAACTCATATTGAAATAGTTAATATAGCGACAACATACGGAACGCCATCAGCAACATTAAAAGCTGATGTAATAGTTAAAAAGTTTGGAACAGCTGACGTAACAATGGTTCTAGATTTAGACGATATATTTGCGGCATCTTAAAATTATAATTTATGGCAACAATAACAATACAAGTACCAAGATCAGAATATCCTTCATTACAAGTAGGAGACACAGCATATTATTCTAAAATAGTAGTTAAATCTGAATTTAACACTAGTGATAATTTTGTTAAAATAGGTTTAGTAAAAAGTATAAATAATACAACTTCTTTACCTAATGGTACTGAAACAACTACTTTAACTTGTGAAATAGATACTGACACACCTAATCCTACCGAAAACGATTTTATATTTTTTTCAAAAGATAATAAAGTTAATTTAACATCTTTAGTGGGTTATTTTGCGTCTATGAAATTTAAAAATAATTCGACTAGTAAAGCTGAGTTATTCTCTATTAGCTGTGAGATAGCAGAAAGTAGTAAATAATAGTTAAAAAATGTAATTATATAATAGTAAAAAAAGCAAATATGTCAACAATTAAAAAAGAAGAACAATCACCATTTAAGATATGGGGTGCTATTGGCGGTTTAGTAGGAGGTGTATATCAAGGTATACAAGCTGGTAAAGCTGCTAAAAAAGCTGAAGCGGCTGAAGCTGAAGCTAAGAAAAACCAAAAAGAAATGCAGGATTATTTTATGTCAATGGATATAAGTAATCCTTTTAAAGGTATGCAAAATGCTTATGCTGGTTTAGAAAACAAAATGGAAGATCTAACTATTAATAAAAAAGAAGCTGAATTTGCATCTCAACAATTTGCTCAAAGCCAATCTAATATTATGTCTGGATTAAGAGGCGCCGCTGGTGGTAGTGGTATAGCTGCTTTAGCGCAATCATTAGCTCAGCAAGGACAGATAGCTGCTCAAAAATCTGCAGCTGGTATAGGTCAACAAGAAGCTGCAAACCAAAGAACAACGGCTCAGGAGGCTAGCAACTTACAACTGAAAGAAGCTTCTGGTGAAGCAGAGGTAGCAACGAGAATAGCGAGTGGAGAACAAGCTGCTCAACAACTGGATATGACAAGAAGAAAAACGTTAATGGACGCGGCTAACCAAGAATACCAAAATGCTCAAGGTACAGCAGCAGCTGCTCAAGCTCAAAAAGACAAAGCAATAGGTGGCGCTATATCAGGCGGCTTTAATTTACTTGGTGGTATACTTTCCGATAAAAGATTAAAAAAGAATATTAAGTTAATAAGTAAATCACCTAGCGGATTAAAAATATATGCATTTGAGTATATTGATAAATTTTTTGGAGAACATACTTACCAAGGTGTAATGTCCGATGAGATACCTAATAGCGCTGTAATTAATAATGGTAGTTATGATAGAGTTGATTATTCTAAAATTGATGTTGAATTTAAAATATTATAATAATGGATGAAGAAAAATTAATTTTAGGATCAGAGGGTAATCAATCACCTTCAATAATAACAAGTGAAGAATTATTAAATTCTGCTAAAAATGAATTAAATAGAGATGTTACTAAAAAGGATTCTGAAGAAATGGCTATTTTAACAGAAAAATTTTATAAAAATAAAAAGCCGTATGGAGAAGCTTCTAAACAAGGTCAAGAAGGTAAAAAAATACAAGCTGAATTAGAGGCTGATGTTGTACAGACTGGCGATAGAATATTTAAAGCTGATTCTTTTAGACAAGAGTTAGCTGAAAAGCTAAGTAATACGGAAAAAATTGGTCATGACCCTGCTAGTAAATTTCCTAATCACGTAAATGATCTTAATGCTATAATAAATGGTAACTTAGAAGTTGTTTATGACGATAACAACACCCCTGGGTATGAATTAAAAGACGGCTTTATGCCAATGCAAAGTATTATTGATATGGTTAATGGCAACGCTGTTGACCAAAAATCAAAAGAAGGTTTAAAAGTTTTAGTTGATAACGAAAAAAATTTAGCTCAAAATGCTAATAAAACAGAAGGCGCTAGCTTTAATTATCAACAAAAATATAGTGACGTAATGGAAAAAATGATTGAAACTGGAGATGTAAGATCTTTAGCAACTGATAAAATTTTTGGTAATAGAGTTTTTAAAGATGATTTAATGGAGTCAATAGCATCTGGTACTTACGCGAATTTAGGTTTTAATGAAGAGCAGATTAAAAACATGGACCCAACACCTAATGATAAAATAACATATGAAGATGCTGCTCAAATAACATCTTCTATAATGAAGGACGAAGATCAACTTAAAAAATATTTAGCTGAATATTACACTAATATATTAGAACAAAATTATTATAAAAATTTACATCCTGATGTTAGGTCAGCTATGGAGGAACAAAATAAAAAATCAACACTTAGTACAGATGGCGGTATTAAGGTTAAAGGTGGTACAATACAAAATGGAGTATTTGTACCAGGAAAGCCATCTTAAATAAATATTAACACGGGTAACTAACGAGACAGTCATGATAAAATACACAATAGACGGTGGAGAACCTTTTGAGGTAGATCCGCAAAACGAAAAACAATTCTTAATAGACAATCCTAACGCTAAAAAAGTTGAAGAAGCGGGAAAGGAGGAAGGCTCCTCGACCGAAACGTCGACGGAGCAAACACAAATCAACGAGACAAGTCCGTCTCAAAACAATCAACAAGAAAATACGGAATCCAAGTCGGAAGATGGTTCGTCGGTATCGTTAGATATTGATAAATCATCTGAAGAATTTCTTAACAGTAACCCTAATGAGGTTTTAACTTATGAAAATGCTCCTGATTGGTTTAACAATAGAAGCACGTTTCACGAAGATCCTACATATAGCGATTCAATTAGAAAAAAAATATATGATGGAACTCACGGTTTTAATCCATCAACAAGTGTTTTAACTAAATTAGATAAACCTGTTGAGGTACCTAAAATTAAAGTAGGAGATGAAGAATTACCTGCTAGTAAAGAAGAGGTTTTTAAAAACAAAGTTAAAGATATAAGCGTTGAAGACTGGGCTTCAATGGCAGAAACTGATAAAGAGCTTAACATTGATGGTTGGAAAGATTTAGACAGTAGAACTAAAACTGAAATTAACTTTGATTTTTCATCAAGAACACCTATAACAATCGATACAGAAAAAGGTGTATTTGGTAAACAAAATTTAGAAGATCCTCAATTATGGGTTAGAGATGACTGGGATCATAAAGAAAGTTATTTTGGAAATTTTTTTAAGCCGCTTGTTGAAAACGGTAATTATACTGTTGAAGTAAGAGGTGGTGGTTTTAAAGGTATACCTGGACTTTGGGATAACTCTATATATGGAGCTAAAGGCGGTAGTGTTTTTGATGGAACAGCACATCGTGCGTCTAAAAGAAATTACCATGGTATAGAAATAACTCACACAGATCCTGATACAGATGAAACTACAAAACATACTATATATGAATATAATTATGACAAAAAAGGGCAAGGTATAAATTTATCTAAATTTTTAGATAAAACAATGTCCGATAGCGACAGGATCGCCATGGGTAAATTTCAATCAGAATCAGTTAAGTTATACAATGCTATTGAAAAAAAATATATTGATGTAACAAAGGATGAAAAAAATAGTATAATAGAAGAAGTTAATAATATGCCTTTGTATGGTGAGGATGGCGAAGAAGGTATTTATGGAACTCAAAAGCCAATTGGTAAATACGGTGCTGATGTAACAACACAAGACGATGGAGAATACGGATATATACTTAAAGAAGTTCAAGCAAAAACAAGTAACGATTTAATAAACTGGGACGAGCTATACAAAGACAAAGGTGGTATGTATGATTTAAAAATGTTAAAGCCATCTGATTCTTATAAAGAAAAATTAAAGTACTATCTTGATATTGGGCATATAACAGAAGAACAGTATAATAAGTATGTTGATGATGTAATGGCAGGTGAGTATTTTACCTTTAATGAAAAAACTGGTAAATATGAAGGTAAAAGCATACCTAATCCTAACCAAATGATCTTACCAGATGAAGAGGCTTTAGGAAAAGATAAGGCTATTGAAAACTATGTTAGAAACGAAATAGCAAACCTTAAAATACAAGAAAAACAAGAACAAAAAACCAGTGAATTTAAAGATGATGTTGATGGTGATGACGCTTATGACACTATGGTTGCTATAGGTTCTAATATAAATATTCAAAGTCAAATAGATAACCTTGGTGTATTAAAAACAAAAACAGAAAATTGGAATAATAAAAAAAATGAAGAAACTGGTTTAACAAACATTGAAATGCATGACGTTATTAAAAACCACGAAAAAAATTTTAACGATGCTGAAAAACTAGAAGACATTTTTAATCCTTTAGAAGTATACAAAGAAGAAGGCATAATATACGGAGAGGGCGATACTGAAGAAGAGAAGCAAGCAGATGCACAAAAAAAGTTTGACATTAAAGTTGAGCAAATAAAAAAAGACAATCCAATAATAATAAATGGCGAAGAGGTTGAAATGAGCCAAGAGGGTTATGATGCTGCTGGTAAGAGAATTATAGATAAATACACTTTTCCAACACAAGAAGAATATGAAAACAAATTTAATGAAATACAAAAAAATCTTAATGATGGAAAAATATCTTATGAGCAAGCTCAAGCTCAATGGAGTACATATCAAAATGATTTAAAAACAAATGAACAAAATTTACAAAATGAATTAAAAGAATTTGACAAAGAATATCAAGAGCAAGCTGGTAAAGTTATAAACAAACTTGAAAGCTTTGAAAAAGAACAACAAGAGGCTTTAAAAAGAGCAAATAGTAGAATAGAAAATTGGCAAGATGAAATGCAAGATTTTGTTGTGCTCGATGATGGTAGAAAGGTAAATAAAAAAGCTTTTGAAGAGTATCAACAATATTCAAAAATATTAGGAGAAGAATATAAACTTTTAGATGGTTACTTAAAAGAGCAGGAAAATATAATAGGAAGCATAGAAGACGATACTACTAAAAATTACTTAATACAGAAAAACTACAACGATTGGGACAAATTTAAATTTAACGTTGTTCAAGGTTTTTCAAGTCTTTATAATTCTACTTGTTATACTTTAATAAAAACCGT